CCAGAAAATTTTGGAGATTCTCTCGCCTTATCCTTGGAACATTGGCATGCATTGAAACTTAATTTAATCGAAGTACCGTCGATCGGATTCGAACCGATAAGCTCTCGCTTCTAAGGCGAGTTGATATTCCATTCTCTACGACGGCATCATCTCTTTTGTCTTCTCCAAGTATCTGTATAACTGTGACAGTTTGGGCATAATAATTCTTCATTACTCCTAAGTTTATTATTTTTATTTCCATCTTTATGATGTAATTCCAATTTAATTTGTTTATTAAGCCATTTATCTAACTTACAATTATTACATCTGTTGGCTTGTTCATTTAATAAAACTGATATTCTAAAATTTTTACATCTATGCTCGTATGGTATATCCTTTAGTTTTTCTTCATAATATTTTCTTAATGCAATTGTAGATTTAGTTCTTTCTCCAGATGTTATTATGTGTCTGCGGATATCAAATCCACGTTTAAAAGAACCAGACGACCACGTTTTTCTACCACTTAATTTTTTAGATACTTTTTCATTAATTTCTATTCTTTTAATTATTGTACTAAATCCATGGGCACATCTAGAATTACAAAATCTTCCTGTTCCATAGGTACCACTGTGCTCATCACCACAATATTCACAGAGTTTCATTTAATTCTCCTAATTATTTAATAATAAATATAGGTAGAATTTCGAACTGACACATATTATTAAATAATAAGTGACGACTGGTGAGTAAATACCTGTAGGTAACTTCAATGTGCGCAGTGCACCCGGCGAAGTCTCACCAATCATCTTATAACTAGTTAAACAACTTTGACCTTAGCAGCCTGAGATTTTCCGTCCTTCCCAGCTTCTACTTCAAACTCAACTTTGTTATCTGCATCCAACGTTTTATATCCATCACTTACGATAGATTTAAAGTGTACAAATAAATCTTCACCATATTCAGGTTTGATGAATCCGTATCCTTTTTTCGCGTCGAACCACTTTACAGTTCCTTTTTGCATATTTGATCTTCCTTAATCTGAGACTGTCAGATAACAGTGTATATTGACCTGCTTCTACTAATGAAACTTTTAAATCAACAACTAAAACTCTTATTCCACTTAAAATATTTTTAATATTTAGTGCACCTGTCTGGTATCGCGCCAGCTTCCCGAACTTAAAAGGATCGTGCTCATCTACTAAAGCTTCAGGTGCAAAATATTAAAAGTGCCGCTCATTGTATCTAAAATACAGCTTATCGATAATTAGCTAATCATCTATTGCAATAATGGTATACTTTTTACAAAGCCATATTGTAATATGTGTTATCTTTTAATGTAAAATCTATAAAAATAAATGGATTCCCAGTATGGATTTTCACCAATTACCATTTAATAATATTATACGTCTATAATATTTTTTACGCCTATTACGCTTGGAAAATGTGGTGGAAGTAGGACTCGAACCTACAACTTCCAGATGCTTCAAACCTGAGCTCTACCTATTGGAGCTATTCCACCTAATAATTTTTATTGTACCGTCGGAGAGGGTCGAACTCTCACCTTACAATTTCGAAGATTGTTGTTCTAAATCCATTGAACTACGACGGTAATTTTCTCTTAAAACAGTTTACTACGGCATAAATTTATAAGAACTGTTGGTAAAGGACCTTCCCCTTTACACTGTGCTTTACAACGCTTTTGATTGTACAATTAACAAAAGACAAGCAAATCTTTTACTATACAACTTCACTTGGGAATATATGTACATAATTTTTCAATTTTCCTACCCATGTAAGTTTTGGGATGCTATTATATCTTTCGATATTACATAAAGGTACCATCTTTATTGCACATTACCTCTTAGTGTCTTTCATTCCACCACAACAGTTCTTAATAGTTTTGGTGCTAGTAGATGGAGTCGAACCACCCGAACCCAAAGGCAACTGATCTACAGTCAGTCCCGCGACCACATACGGTATATACTAGCAAAGTTACAAGATTGCGGGGTGCAAGGGGATCGAACCCTCAATATTCGCAGTGACAGTGCGACATGTTACCACTAACATCTCCACCCCAAATCCAAAGTTTTAACTTATGCTATAATAAAAATTCTTAAATTCATTTATTTGTTCATATAATAATTTTTTATGATCTTCTCTAACTTGATTATACTATTTAATTCTAAAAATTTTCCACCCACGTTCGAGTGATGGGATTCGAACCCATTCCAACGGCTCCCAAAACCGTCATGCTGCCATTAACACTTCACTCAAATAAAAATCGTTCTCAATCGTTTATATGATTCTAATATTACTATTAGCCCATCAAAGGAAGAACGATTATTTGAAATTTAGTACTCGCATTTTAGTTCCGTTAGCGATACACCATTTATAACTGGGTTAGAACCTGCACTTCTATTTAATATTCTCAGACATTCCCATTACTGAACCTGTCCTACTAATACTTAGAGGTTTGCAAGGAGTTTTCGTCCTCACTTATACCAGTCTACATACTAAATTTCTATTTACTTATATTTTTTATTTACCAGAATAATATTAAATTCTGTCAGTCAAAATTTCAAAGAGCATAAATAAAATATATGTGGTGAGCTTCTTCGGTCCAACCCACACGACAAAGCCGGTTGTCTGATATTTTATCTCGTGGACACATGTCGGAATCGAACCGACAACTGATGAGCGCAAATCACCTGTGATCCCAATTTCACCAAAGGCCCATTATAAAATCTATGTATCGACTCAATATATTTATTATCTCATTCAAACCCGGCATTGTTACTCCGGGTTCACATTCTAAATTTCTTTAGAAAAGAAATAATAATTTAAGAACTAATATGTAAATATACAAAATTTTGTCTAGAAAGTCAACAGTATTTTGTTTATTTTAGTACCCATAGAGAGACTCGAACTCTCAGATAAAATAGTTCTTAAGACTATTGTGTTTTCCTATTACACCATATGGGCATTTTCAATCTCAGAGGTAGAACCGAGACTCGAACTCGGACACCATCTTCCGATGATATACAATTTTCAGGATTGTTGTCGTTAGGCCTTTTTCCTCGACTTATTCTACCAAATTATTTCAAACAACATTTTTTAATTTCCAAACGCTTTGCCATTTCATGTAAATTTTCTATTAAATATGGTTTACATATTAGATGACGATTGTTATCACAATAATATTTTAACATATGTAAATATACAAAATTAAATATATAAAGTCAACAGTTTTTCTAAATTTTTATTTTTCTACCTCTAATCCAACCATCAGGAACAGATTCTGTTTTTAATATTTTCTTATTACACCTTAATTCTGAATTATATATCCACTGTTTACCAAACTGAGAATTTCTCTTACCTCGTTGGTGTTTTATAATTTTAAATGTGGATCCCCGTTTTTCTATAGTTTCTAATTTTTGTTTATTTCCTGTATGTATTGGTAATAGCTCTCCAGATATATATCTGGGATCATCAATTCTAACTTTCAAAAAATTATTATTTTTATCCTTAACAACAATTTTATTCTTATTTATTGATATTAATTCCCCTGATAAGTATCTGGGATCCTCTTTGCTACATGCAAATCTGTTGCCGTGAATATCCTCAACTATTAACGTGTTGGCATTGGCACCAAGTAGTTCACCTGATAAATATCTAGGATCATTCTTGTGACAGCTAAAAGTGTTTCCGTGTGAATCTTTAACAGTTACTAAGTCTAATGTTAAAAAGAACCACCTATACACAAATTATAAGTATCATTTCTAGCTATAAATTCTCTATTAACCAATTCTTTTTCTTTTTTTAGAGCATCTTTTTGATTATAAAAGACATAAAGTATTAATTTCTCAAAATTATCTAAACCATGTTCTTTAATAGCGTCTACTATCTGGGTACCGCTGCCCATATAACCATCTTCGATATCTTCAGTAGAATGAACTCCTATATAAATGTTATTATTTTTCTTATTTATTATTTATTATTTTATAAATTATATATTTTTTCATAGTTCGAATTCCTTATTTATTATAATAAATATAGGAGAATCGAACTTTTAATTAGATTAAAATCAACTTATAGTTAATCGTGACGTGTGTGGGAATTGAACCCGCATCCGAGGTTTGAGGGACCCCGATACTTAACCATTATACTAACACGCCAAATATTCAAGCTTGCTATTTAATGATTACGAACTGGGTCTATCATTATTAAACGGCGCTTCAATACCTGTTGGTTCTGAGGTGAACCATTTATGGAGACATAATATGTATTGATATTGAAACATTGAAATTCTCTTTTTTAAATGTATATGTTTATAAACTCTGTATTCCTTAAACATATGTGTTTAAGTTTTATATTCTATATATATATAGATAGAAACTAGAAAAATTAAGATTTTATTCTTAAAGTTTAGAACGATGGATCAAAATATGCATCTCGTTTACCAATATGTAAACTATATGAATAATTCATTTTAATTTTTGTTAAATGAAACCTACCATCTTTTCTTAAAGTAAAAGTTTCAACTGGTCCTCTTTCGTTTAGAGTAAATTCATATTCTTGAATTTCACTTTGAGCATTTCCAGATATCATTCTATAATTATCTTTTTGTACATAAATCTTTCTACCAGATTCACTGATATCAATTATTGTACCCGGATATCTATCGCTTCCAATAAAAGTGTAACTCCCATTCCAAGTTCAGGTTTTATGTATTGACTTTATTTTAATATGTAAATATAAGAAATAAAATCTTTAAAGTTAACAGTTTTTATGGTCTAACTTTAGTATTAGAATTTCTTTTATTTTTGTTGCGGTCATGAATTCTTTCTAATTGTACCTCTTCTTTGAAATGATGTCTCCGTTTTTTAATTTTTTCGAATGGTATTTCTAATAAGTCCTTAAGAAGGATTTCACCCTCTTCTAAAATATCAAAGTCTATTTTAGCCATATTATCTCCCGATTAAAAAGTGATATTCCATAATTTTGAAATTGATATAGAATAACCTAGATTACCAACATATACTTCATTTATAAAGTCTCTTTTAGCACTTAAATAAAATCCCGATGGTAATTCATATTTTAATCCTAAGCTAATTGAAGATTTATAAGATTTATTATCTCCACTAAATACAAATAGTTTGTCTAATTCACCAAATATCTTTAAGTAATCAAAGAAACCAGGTTCTTTTGTTTCTATTGCAAATAATATATTACCCATTGCATTATATACTGTAGAATCTACTACAGTATTTGCATTATCTATAAGTTCTCCATCTGCGTATATTTTATTCTTTATTATACCACCGTCTACATATATGTTAGAATATATGTTTATAGGATCATGCTGCATCAGAAGTGAATCCAGTGAACCTTTGTTTGTTAGCTTAAAGTAAACTACTTTACCCTTATAATTTATCTTGCCTTGATAACCCTCGAACCTAACAACAATCATATTATCATTTGTGTCTACTTGAGCTGCTTGGTTTAATACTACAACAGAATCTAATAATATTCTAAATTTGGTTTTCAATATATTATTTTGAGTATATAGAGTTGAATTTACATATTTCAAATCTTTAACAAATATCGCATAATCTTGAATTTTCTTTGCTAACATTTCTGAGCTATCCTTATATGCCTGCAAATTTTGTTGAAGTGAATTTACTTCCACTGTTTTACCGTTAAGTTCTTTTTTCAAACTGTTATTCTGTATGAATAGAAATCCTCCTATTATTACAAGAATTACAATTATGCCTAATAATATTTTATCAAAAGTATTCATTTTAATATTCCTTTTATTGTATGTATTGTTATTGTTTCAGATGTATCAAATTTTGTTGATATTGATCTAGTTTTTTAATTAAAAATGTAAAATTATCTAATTTAAATACCCCTACAGACCCTGAATCTTGTAAAATCTGAGGTATATGTGTTAAAATATAAAAAGCTTGTTGGTTTCCTGCCATTTCTGTCATATTAAAACTTATAATCACATCCTCAGGAAAATTAGATTCTTCATCTGATATAATCTTAATCTTTAAATCCAAATCAAACTTAGTATTAGGCTGTTCTAATTTTATATAAGAATTTTTTATATAATCTAATGTATTATATTCATTTATTACCTGTCTGGCATTCATTTCTAAATATAATTTATCACAATATGGTTCTAAAAATTTAAGCATTTCAAATGTTAATATATTTTTTATTTTAAATGCTATATTATATTTTGGTAGTATAGTTGGAAACATAAATTCATTGTGAGAAACCATTGAACCCCACTTTCTAATAAAATTGCGTTCACTTTTCTTATTTTGTTCTAACCATTCATCGCTTTCTTTACCAACAGTTGTCAACAGTGGATTAAACCGACTCCCTTTACATGTTAAGTGATAGATAAATCCTTCCCACGTTTGAATAAGTTTATAACCTGCTAATACAAACCTATTGAACAGGTCCGAATCTTCCCGGGATTGGGGGGAATATAAAGGATCATGTCCGCCAATGTCTAAAAAATCAGACTTATAAATTGCCCACGGAGCAAATATTCCATATGTGTATTTACCTTTATAATGCTCTTTAAAATCATTTACCCAATCACAAGCAGCTGCATCATCAAACTGTTCTGGTTCAGTTCCCCAATTTTGTGTTATTTTTTCCTTTCCCCTTGGATGAAGTTCAGGTTCTATTCTAGTGGCACTGACAACAGTTCCTGGTTTAATATATTTTAATATAGCAGTATCTAATCCAGGAAACGCATACATGTCTGCGTGGTGGATAACAAATATATCTGTCTCCACTAACTCGTTAACAATTCTATCATATAAAACTGTGTGCCCACATCTTTCGGGTCCCTCATTTTTAATTGCTTTTAAATATGGATCAATTTTTATTTGTTCCTGAATCCATTCCCATGTTCCGTCATTAGAAAAATCATCTGCTAAACAGATATAGTGTTCAGTTTTTAAATTTTTTCGTATAGAATTATATGACCATTCTAGATATTTGAGATTATTCCTTGATGGTACCACAAAGGATATAACATTGTTTTTCATTTTATCTTCCTATATTTTATAAAGTTGTTATATTATGTAGGTAATACCTTCTACATAATTCTCTGTTGTGTACATTCCAGGCAAATGTACGTATGTTGGCGTATATTTAGAAGTTATATCTATTACACCAGTTTGAGTTCCAAATACAGCTTTTGCCCTAGTTGTTATATATAGTTGTTTTCTAATATTTGTCCATCCAAATGATTTTATATCTAAATGTTTGTTAAAATTATATGGTATATCTTGTGTCAATCCGTTATAATATAAAAATGGTAAATCTTTATATTTATCAAGATATTCTTGAAACATTTGATTTTTTCTATTATCATCATAATTATGTCTGTTAGTAATTACTAAAACACAATAATCATTTTTACCAAATATGTCATTTATTATCTTTTCACCTTCATCTATTTCTTCTTGAGAAAAATACAATTCAGGTCTTACGTCTAAAAAATCTACATTATCTATTCTCCAGAACTTTAACATTTGTATTACGAGTGGGATTGATAAATTATATGAATCATATATTCTAAAATGATCATGATATATTTCTCCTTCAACCTCGTCAACTTTACCATCTATATATGGATTATTTTCAAATACCAAGTTTTGGTTATTAAACGGATCAGACCAAGCTGGCCAATTTCCTTTATACGAATGAAATAAAGTTTCTAATAATTTTGTAGATGGTATATATACTTTACAATCTTTATATTCTCTCTTTAGTATTCTTGGCATCGCAGTTAATATACCCCAGTCTCCTATTCCATGACATGTTCTCATTAGCACAAAGTTTTTAGCTACTAAATATTTCTCTGGAATATAACAATCCTTAGGAATGTCATTCCAATCAAATCCTAATCTGTCGGCTGAAGCAACTGAATATAGTTTATTATCTAAGATTCTCCAAAATGCATTTTGTTCCATAAATATTAGAGTTTCCCTTTTAAAACAACCATAAAATAATAATAATCATTTAAATCTTGAGCTGCTTCCATATTTATTTTAACAAGATTATCTTTCCATATTACCTCATATCCTTTTTCATCAAATGTATCAAGTTTATAATGAGAAACATGCTCGCCGCAGCAATCATCTATAGTCGTAACAGTACTTAAAATCAAATATTCACAGTGTTCTAACCATTGATTTAATAATTCATAATTCTTTCCTTCGTCAAAGTGTTCCAATGTTTCAAACACACAAATAAAACCATAATTATTTTCTACAGGAGTTGTTAGAATGTCAACTTCTTTAAATATTATGTTGGTATTATCTTTATTTCTTCTAATAGCAGATTCAATTGCAACTACACTAAAGTCCCATCCTTCAACTATCCAATCAGATGGTACTATTTTATATTTTAAATAAGAACAAAAGTAACCACCACTACAACCTATTTCCAATATAGATTTATTGTTTACCACATTCTTTAAAATAGACAATGAAATAATATCACTCGCAACTTTATTATAACTTAGTGAGTCTTCAGTAATCTGAGAAAAATTGTATGGCGTGAATATGTCGGATTGTTGTGTGTGTTTCCTGTTCCAGTGATCAGTATTATTTATATTTTTAATCATATATAAATTTCTACAAACTTGCATTTTAAAAAATTAATTATTTCTTGTTTTCTTTTTCCATCTCTTTCAGCACACCGTTTATGAAATTTTTCATAAATTTCTATAATAGTGTTCCTAGTCTTATCATATCCATCTACCCAGTACCCAAGTTTCTTAATATTATATTCTCCGCCATTTTCTGCATGTTGAAAGTTATAACCGTTAATTTTACCATATTCTTCTATGATAGGAATTGATTTCGGATTATAAGCAGGACACAGTTGGTTACCATCTAGGTTGTTTTGTTCTATTCTTTTAATAGCTGATAGTCTCATTTTTCTTCTGGTTTCTTCAGAATGATGTTTACCAAACATGGGATTATTTTCACCTTTATGTGCCTCAGACATCTTTCTTTTTGTTTCTTTAGAAAATGGTTTTCTAATTTTACCTTTTTTTCCTTTAGACATTTCTATTTTAGCTTCTTCTGAATGGTGTTTACCAAACATTGGATTATTTCCACCTTTAATTACACAAGATCTACATAGCGATTTTTTTTCCATTTAATTTTTTGTTTTTCTAATTTAAATGTTTTTTCTTTTCCACATTCTTTACAAACTGACACATATGGCACAGTATAATCATATTTTTTCCTAGCACATGATGTGCACAATTTACTCGTTTTACATTTTAATGTTTTTCTACAATTAGAATTGTGTTTAGAATTAGGACAACTTCTTATTTCGTCTTTCAAACCATTTCTCCAATAAATTTTCTATTAATTTAGAAATATTAGGTAATTCATTCCTAGGAATAGATTTTAACTTTTCAATCAAATCAATAGGAAGATAATATGTTACTCGTTTTTTCATAATTTATTACATTGTTTAATTATTACATATATAAATATAGGGAAATTTTATTTTTTATCGTTATATTTTTCATAATAGTCAATCCAAAACTGGATCATTTCATTTAATATTGTTTCAAATGTGTATTCAGGTTTCCAATTTAACTTTGTTCTAATCTTAGTACTATCACCTCGTAAGTATTTAAGTTCTTCTGGACGAATATATTTCGGATTTTGGATTATATATTTATTCATATCTAATTCTAATTTCTTAAATACATATTCGCATAATTCTCTTACAGAATGAGTTTGTCCTGTTGCAACTACAAAATCATCTGGTTCTGAATTATTTAATATTAAATGCATTGCTTTTACGTAATCTTTTGAATGACCCCAGTCTCTAAAAGAATCCATATTTCCTAATTCTAATTTATCTAACAATCCTTTCTTAATTTGTACAGCAGCTTTAACTACTTTATTAGTAACAAAATTAGATGCTCTTCGAACTGATTCGTGATTAAACAGAATACCATTAGAAGCAAATAATTTATAGGCATGCCTATAGTGTCTTACTATAGAATATCCGAATAACTTTGCGCACCCGTATGGACTTGTGGGATGCATAGGAGTTGTCTCTCGTTGGAAACCATCAAAGTCTACAGAATTTCCAAACATTTCGGAACTGGAGGCCTGATAAAATCTAGATCCCGGAACAAATTTTTTGAAAGCTTCTAAAATATTTAGGACTCCAAGCGCATTAGTAGCTACTGTATATTGGGGGATATCAAAACTTATTCTTACGTGGGATTGGGCTGCAAGGTTGTAAATTTCATCTGGTTTAATTATTCTAATATAATGCTCTAAAGAACTTGTATCAGATAAATCTCCATACATAGTTTCTATTTTGTTTTCAAGATGCGCAATTCTACTTTCTTGGTGTTCAGAAACAGAGTTACGTCTAATTATTCCATATACCTCATAGTCCAAGTCCAATAAATGTTCTGACAGATAACTTCCATCTTGTCCTCCGATCCCCATGAGAAACGCGCGCCTCTTATTTTTTTTACTCAGTATTTCCATAAATCTCCTGTATTCTAGTTTTAAAAAAACTTATCCAACTGTCTCTATTAAATCCAGTTTTTCCATGACATGATGTGCATGTAGTGATTAAATTCTTTTTATTGTTGTGATGTTTTATATAATCTATGTGATGGACTGTATATCCATTGCTATTACAGACCTGACATGTAAAATTATCTCTCTTTCTTATTTCTGTTCTCAGTTCATCTGTAAACTCTAATCCATATTCTCCAAACGAGCTACCACCCTGCCACGCTCCATTTTTTTCTCCTGAAATCAAATAACCTTTTCCATACATAGGATTATTTTCACCCTTATAAGAACCTCTATTTACGACGGTGTTTGTTCTTTTTTCTATATGTTCTTTTGTTAATTTTTTTCCATAAAACGGATTATTCTGTCCACTTAGTGCATCTGACAACTTTGCTTTTATTTCTTTTGATTTTTCTTCTCCAAACCTCTCCTCATATGTCCCACTGTTTATTTTACCTATTCTCCTTTTAACTTCTTCTGTGTGTTTTCTACCATAAAAAGAATTTTTTTCTCCTGACATAGCATCTGATATTTTCTTTCTTGCTTCAGGTGTGTGGTGTCTTCCTTTATTATTTCTACCGTTTCCTATACGCGCACATATATTAGAACAATATTTTCTGTTTTTTCCTTTTTTAGTAGAATTTGTTAAAAATAATTTATTACACGAAGCAAGATGACAATTTTTTTCTATAATAATATCTTTTAGTTTCATATGCATATCTCCACTGTTATTAATATATATGGAGATTTTGCATTTTTTACTGATATTACTAAAAGTAAGTGATTCCGGATATCCAGGCTTTTTTACCCATTTTCTATTTCTACTTTCTTTATTATACTACAAATTCTATCTACATCTGATTTATTTAATGTTAATGATGATGGTAAATACAATAACCTTTCATACATTTTTTCTGCTATTGGAAAACTATCCTCTGTTTTATATGGTGGATTCCAATGAATTGGTTTATAATATTGTTCAGAACCTATATTATTCAATTTAAGTTGTTCTTTTACTTTATTTATAATTATAGGTGAATTTTCATATATTACCATCCAAGTTCTTTCTTGAAAAAAATCTTTAATTTTAATATGATTTCTATACCACTCAAATATATTATCTTTCTTTTTTATTATTTCATTAAAATGATTGAATTGAGAATTTCCAAATGAGGCTAAAATATCGTTAAATTTAAAATTTACTCCTAAATTTGTATGAAGCTTTGTTTTTTTCCAATTATCATCTCCATGATCTCTAATTTGTTTTAACTTGTTATATATATTTTCATCTTTAGTTACCACCGCACCACCCTGTGCGGTGGTAACTATCTTTGGTACTGAAAATGAATAAGTGGCCATTTCTCCATATAAATGAATTGGAACATCAATACATTGTGCGGCATCTTGAATAAGTTTTATATTATAATCTATACATAAATCATTGATATCTCCTAACTCTGTACCACCATCGTATGCATTATGATGAACATATATTATCGCACTCATATTCTTAATTTCCTTCAATTCTTTTTCTACTAATTTAGGATCCATACATAAATTATCCTCATCAATATCTATTAGCTTTATATTATATCCTAAAAACTTAGCAGCATTTGCTCCCGCTAAAAATGTATATGCAGGAAACAATATAGTGGAACCAGGTTTTAATTCTAATGCTTTAATTACCATTATTAACGCTACAGTACCACTTGTAGTTGCTATACAATATTCATTCGAATGTTCGATTGTTTTTAATATATTTAGTTCAAACTTTTCTACTTCTTTTCCAGGACCAATAAAACTTGACATTATAGTCTTTGTAGTATTTAGTGCATATATAGGCCTTATCCAGGGAGTAAATTGACTTATTTCCGTTTTCATATTTAAAATCCAGGTTTATTTCTTAGTGTTATGCTAAAGTTATCATATACTAATTTTACCGATTTTTCAAATACACTATCTATATCAGTGTTATCCTTTACAGATAAAATAGTAGCTGTTCTTTTTATTTCTTTTATATGTGCTCCAGTGAAATTCTTATTATAGCACGTGGTAGAATATTTATCACTTGTTTTTTTATCAAAGTATAATGTTATTAACTTATTAATTTGATCATTATTGGGATATTTAAATTCGAATTTTCTATTAAATCTCATAGGTCTATTTTTAATTGCATCATCTAAATGTTCTAGATAATTTGTTGTTGCTATAAATACAATGCGATCATTTCCTTCCGTTAATCCATTTATAAATTGTAAAAATGACGACAATTCTGTATTTATAGTTTCTTTTCTATCTTGACCCAAGGAATCTATATCTTCATATATTAAGATACAAGGAGTTAAAAATTCTCTTATAAGTTCAGATAGCGACTCAAAATTTACCTTACTACACAAATAACATGTACTAAAACCCTTATTAATAGCCTCATTTATGATAGCAGAACATACCAATGATTTACCAACACCTGGTTTCCCAAATAATATAATACCATTATTTTCTACCATTTTTTCCAAATGAAATATAGTATTATCATATATATCAGACTTTAAGGTATCATCTAATATTACATCTGAAAAATTTACAGTTGGTCTTTTTTTAATAGTACCAGCTAAACAGTCACTAGTATCATATATATATAGATGTTTGTTTCTAAGTGGATTATTATTTTTAATTTCATCTTTAATTATTTTGACAAATAGATGGGTCGACCCATTAGATAATATTTTATTTTTGAAACCATCTGTACTAATCTTATAAATAAATAATTGTTTATTATAATAAAAAATTATGTCTCCTTCAATTACTATTTGTTTATATTTGTTAAAATCATAATTATATTCATAACTGCGTTCATTCTTAACCGTAATATTTAAATATTTATCTATAATTGTTTGTATAATATAAGCAATTGTTAAAAATTTATAATAACCATCAGATGTAAAATCATATGAAAAAGATAAACCTGTACTAAGATTATTATTAACTGGCTCACGTGTACCTTTTACAGTTTCAGTTGGTTTATCTGTTATTTTCATTTTCATTTAATAGCCTCCAAATTCAAACTCATTAATGTTTGATTATCTCTAAACTCTCCTCTATATATACAATCTAGATCGTGGGGTAAGAACGAACGTGAACAATCGTCCGGATAACCTTCAGCTTTCATTTGTTTCCAGTCCCATTTTCTAATATTTTTGAATCCTACATTAAGTAATAAATCTGTCAGTGTTTCTTTATCGTATACTGTTTTATGGTATATAAATTTATCGTCCATCTTCATTTTACCATAGAGCATTCCCAAAAAAGATTTTAAAGAATATCTAGTACTCTTAGGTCCTTTTTTGTATTTGTGATCTATATATAATTTGGACATCGCCTCAAAATCAGGAACTGCTAATCTTAATATTCCTCCTGGCTTTAATACTAAATACCACTTAGCTAATATTGGAACAATTTCTTCTCTGTCAAAATAAGAAATTAGATGAGATGAATATATTATATCTACAAAATCTTTTGCTTCTTCAGATCTTAATGTTACATCATAATTTTTAACATGAGGAAATTTTCCTCCGTCAATACTAATCCAACTAGTTCCAAAATCTCGTGGACCACATCCTATATGTAATTTAATCATTATGTTCTCCTTTATTTTTTATCATCATCAATTTCTGCGAATGAAGTCCTTTTCCTCCTTTAATACCTAAAAATTATACTCATTATAATGATATACTTTTATATTTTAAACTAGTATCGTCTTTATTAACTATAATAACACAGAGCTCATTATTTTGCATATGCTTTAAAAATTTATCATATACCTTTATAAAAGAATCATCTTCATATAATCTAGTAAAGGGAATAGCTACTTCTCCTTCTGTCAATCCAATAATATCCCACAATTCATATGTCATCTTTTTATTCCTGGAAATTTTTCTTGTAATGTCATATCTCTATAATCCTTATTTAATTTATCTAATTCATATTTTGGTAATATTTTTTTATAAACATTTTCATACATCCAATCATCATAAATAGAATATTCTAATACCTTGTCAAAATTGTTTTTAATATATGGCATTAGGCTCTCATAATAATCAGGTTCCATAATCTTATAGAATATATTTATTAATTCCTTTGGTTCTTCAAATTGAATAATTCCTTTAGTATCAAAAAAATTATCAAGATTTTTACAACCCCAATATATGGGTACGGTTCCACATGCCAAACAATCTAATAGTTTTTCTGTATAATAATATTTGGCTCTTGAATTTTCTATAGTAATTGAAAATTTGTAGGGAGCGATTCCTTCTTCTTTAAATTGTATGGGATGATTTGACCCGTCACCATACAAATCTAATCCTTCTATATTTTGTTCTGCAATTTCATGACGAAGTTTATGACCTTCTGTCCAATTTTTCCATGAATAAATCATAGATATTAATTTTGTTTTAGGATATATTTTTATATTATCATTTTGGATCCACGTACCATTATCTGCAGCAAATACACATTTTTCTGGATACTTATCTAAAAGATACTCATCGTATGTGAAAATATAATCTACTTTGTCTAATGATTTTTCTACGTTTTTGTATCTAATTTCCTGTAAATTATTAATTGGTCTTGGATCATGCATCCACACACAGCGAATTTTACCCTTAATTTTATCTAAAATATCTATCTGATCAGGATCGAAACATTTATCAATAAAAATAGTCAATCCGTCATAGTTATATTCACCTGTAACATATTCTATTTTAGTTGGGATTTTACCAGGTTCGAACCCTAGAGTTCTGCTCATTTTAGAATCTGTAACAATATTTATTTTTAGTTTATTCATCTCATTAATGTCCTATTGTTAAAAATGTTTCTCGTGTAATAGTATCTTTATATAATCCATATACATGACCACCACAGTCATGATCAAACGGATATTGTAGATAAAATTGACCATCTTCCTTACAGAGATTATATAAAATATATAGGTGTTCATTTATATATCTAACATGTTCTAAGGTCTCTGATGAAAACGCTACATCAAATTTTATATTCAGTTTAACAACATCAGATAAACAGTTAAAAATTTTAATATTTGAACGATTTTTAAACCCTTCTTTTAGATTAATGACCGATGTATCGTTTATTTCTACGAGATAAAATTGACATGCGTAGTTATTTGCTATAGTAGGATTTGGTCCGGACCCAAAATCTAATAATTTACAGTTTTCATTGCTTAGAATATTTTCATCTACGTTATGATAATCACAATTTGAATGCATCACGCTTCCATATTCATAACTATATTTATATATTGCTCTCCACATCTCAGGAGATACTACGTCTTTTTTATAAACCCATTGATCATTTAAACCTGTTGCTCCAAACACAGGTTTTTCATTTTCATAAAAAACTTTGATATCTTCCCATGTTGCAATTTTTTCTATTTTTTCTAAAATTTCTGAGATATTATTTTTTTCAAATAAAATATCCTTTTCTACTAATTCTTTTATATCTATTTTTTTATAATTACTCATAATTTTCCTTGGCATGCCAATATTTTGAATAACCATATTTCATATCTTTATTTCTTGGAAATTTATACAGGAAACAAATTCCGTCGTAAAAATGAATAGAAAATAATTTTTTTTCAAATTCATCAGCTTCCTCATATTTTCTATTATATGCATATGGATGTAATTTATCTGCTAACGATTTTAAATATTCCATAACTGAATATGAATTATCACCATGAATCATGTTTGTAATATTACCAAATGTATCTTTATCTCTATCACTGTCCCAATTTTTATCATACGAACAAAATGTATCTTCAATAACATAAATACCACTGTCATTTAATAATAGAAATAAAGTTTTTAATGATGTGATTGTAGGATAATTTTCATGTGAGGCATCATCAATTATTAAATCAAATTTTCCATATTTATTGTTTATTTCTTTTAAAAAATTAACATTAGATTGATCTCCAATTTCAATAAAAATATTTTTAGATCTATCTTCGAATTGTTTTGTATATTTATCAATATCTATCCCAATAATATTTTTACAATTTGAAAAATATTTTTTCCACATATAAAGATCACCTGCGTTATAAACACCTAGAATTAATATATTTATAAAATTATTCTTTATTGCATTTAATTCACTATCATATATATCAAAAAAGTGAGTTTCCTTAATCATTCCACCTCGTTCTCTATTATTAAATGCATCAATTAATTGGTTCACGTACTTCTTCCTTGATATTTTCTTTATCTGATTCTACTCCAAAATACGGACCAAGCTTATATTCCAAGACTTCTGTGTTATCTTCTAGACATTCATAACCATGTCCACCGTAAAACGTAATGCTCATCCATGTAGGATATAATACAGTTTCATCTAAATAAGTAGAATCTAAATCATAAAAAGTAACTCTAATTAGTCCTCTCAACACGATCCAACTTTCCTGGGTTATTAAACTTGCTCTATAAAGTGGTTTATGTATGTGAGCTTTAAATTTATGACCTGCTTGGGGAATATAAATAAATGCAGATTGCAAAAACATTTTATTTGGAGATATATCTTCTCTGAATATATAATTACCACGAGACCAGTCAGGATATTTATCAGGTCCATATACAATATGCAACAATTTATCTTTTTCTATCTTTGAATAAAATTTTCTGATCAATTTAAATTAGCCTTTCTTTTTATTTCATTATTAATAATTTCTTCTATTTCTTTTTCAGTTCCAGGAAAATATTCTTTTGATAATTCAACGAATTTACGTGCAATTATTAATAATTCATCCTTAGTTAAATCTATTAATTTATCAGCTGGATAATATTTCATCAAATCATCTGGTGTTATATCGTTATTCATAATAATGTTCTCCATGTTTTTCTTTTAATAATTTAATTACATCTATTTTTTTATAATCAGGATCTATTTTATGTAAAATAGTATCCCATTGATGGTAGACAGTATTAGAATTCCACAATTTTCTTTTACCAGCCTCTTTTATTTTCTTATATTCCGTTTGATTATTATCTAAATATTTTATTTTATCTACTGCCTCATCTACAGAATTAAACAATACACATTCTTTGTCCATATCATAATATTGTTCCATATCAGGAAATGGTTCAGTTACTAGTACACACCAGTTTGGTATTTCTACAACTCTACCCTTTAATTCTTTACCTGTGTTCAGTGAATTATTTGTAATACAGAGTGAATAAGATGAGTGATTCCAAATATCCTTTGTTACATCATAATTTGGATCTTGATCAATGTGTATAGTAATACCTCTTTTACTAAATTCGTTTATAATTTCTTTTCTATTTCCGTGCATTCCACCTGTATGTGAGACATGATATGATAATGTATCTTCAACACTATTTAAATATGCCATTGTAGTAGGATTGAATGCCCATCTCATTTTACAAAAACTGTCTGATTTTAATCCATCAGAAACATAATTTGCTTCTTCACCTTCAAATGTTAACACAAAATCTACAAACGGGATCCAAAATCTTGAAAAATTTCCATAGCGCCATTTATCATCAGATTGCAAAACTCCAACTTTTGTAAATTCCTTTAATCTAATTAATTCTGTGTGTAGGTGATCGTATGCTAAAACTATTATAAAATCAGGTTTATATTCTTTTACACGTTTATATAAATCCTCTATGTCATATTTCTCATATGAATAATAATTACATTCGTAACCCATATTTTCCAACACAGAATACCACCATATAATCCCCGGACTATAGTAATAACCTGTTTTGTCCTTCAATTGCATTATCCAGAGCATTCGCTTCATTAGTCATTACTTTCTATATGTTTGAATTTACTAATAGACTCATAAAATAAATTTATTATCTTATATAAATAATATTTTGTCTTAACAAGATGTTCCGTTCTAAAATGATCATATACATAATCGTCTTGAATTTTTGTAACTAAACACTTAATGTTGCCCCACCAGTTGCTATCTTTTACTTTTATTGTTTTAAACCCACATAGAAGTAATAAATTATTTAATGAAGTTTCGGTAAAATATGATATATGTACAGGAACAAAAACCTTTTTAGCTCTAACTTCTACTCTGTAAAAACTAGGTACCTCTATATAAATTTGTCCAAATGGTTCTAATAATTTTTCTTTTATTTGTCTTAATGCCTTACCTGGATCATGTAAATGTTCTAATACATGACTCATGATTATTAAATCATATTTTCTAGTAGGTTGGGTTTTAACAAAGACATCAATTTCATCTTCTATATCCAACACTGACATATTTATACTATGGTGTTTGTTATTATAATCATCTTCATGTAGGGTAATAGCATCTAAATGAACATTATTATAAAAATGTTTCATAGATATTCCTAAGTAATATAATACACCGCCGCGCCCACATCCAATATCTAATATATCAATTGTATCTCGTTTATAGTTGGTTATCATTAAATTATATTGAATAAAATTAAAAATATATTTTGCTCTGTTCATAGCATGTTCAATATAATTATGTTGAGTATCATAGCCCAAATTCTTATAATATTCTTTATTATAACCTGGGTTTTGACAAACAAATCCGCATGCACCACATACTACATATTTATGCCTACTATCTTTATAAATAACTTTAGAATAAGAATCTAATTCATTACAACATATAGAACATAGCTTAGGATTTAGTTTCATTTAAAATATCCTTTAAATTATCAATAACAAATGTTTGATCTTCTTTAGTAATTTCCGCATAAAACGGAAGCCAGAGTCCCCGGTTTGAAAACTCCTCTGTAATAGGTAACACCTTTGAACTAGATATTACAGGTTCACTACTAATTGCTTGAATATCCCATTTGCAACCAATTCCTTTTTCCTTTAATTTCTGTACCACTAAATCTCTATTATAATGTGGTGGTAATATAATATGATAATTTTGCCAGTTATATCTTGTACAATATTCTGGAATTTGATTACCAAGAAGTGTATCTAAATTCTTTTCTTTAATTATAGTATTATAATAATAACCAGCATTTGTTCTCAATTCTATTTCTTCATCTAAATATTTTAAATGTGCTAATCCAACTGCAGAAGCAATATCTGATAACTTATAATTACCACCTAGTTTATCAAAATATTCTTTATTTATATTAGCTGTTTTGTCTCTATCAAGTGGAGGTGAATTTGTACCGAATGCTCTATATGATCTTAACCACTTTTCATCTTCTTCATCACTTACTACTATCATACCACCTTCACCAGTAGTCAATACTTTTCTAGCTTGAAAGGAATAAGTAACTATGTTTTTTGTAAATGCTCCTATTTTTTTCCCTTTATATTCAGACCCAATTGCGCATGCAGCATCTTCAATTATAGGAATCCCATACCTATTAGCCACATCATTTATTGCATCCATATCACATGGTATACCCATTTGATGGACAACAATTATAGCTACAGTTTTATCTGAGATATTTTTTTCTATTTCTTTTGCAGTTGGTACTCCAAATATATCTACATCTATCCAGACAGGTTTCGCACCAACTCTAGGAACTGAAAATCCGGTTGCAACCCAGGAATACGAAGGAGTGATAATTTCATCGTCAGGTTTATAATTATAACCACCGTTTAACATTAATAATGCTAATTCTATCGCAGTTGTACCGTTTGAAACTGCTATATATTTTCTATCCGGGTCTCCATTATATTCCTTCAGTGCAGTTTCGAACCTGGAAATCGCGGGTCCTCCGGAAATCCAACGAGTCTGTAGTACTTTTTCTATTTCTTCTAAAATCAACTCAGGTTTTAAATAAGGTCGACCTAGAGGTAGATTTTTCATCGTTTATTTCCTTTCTTTTTTTCCATGATTCTTTAATTTTGTTTCTGAAGTTGGCATCTCGCTTGATTCCTTGATATATTGTTTATTCACATTTCTCTACTTTTTCCTATTCTTTTATCAGATCCAATTTTTAAATTCTTAATGTGTTCTTTAGAAAATTTTCTACCTTTTAATGCTAATCCTATTTTATTTTTGTGTTCTTGTGTCTTTGGTTTTTTCATTTTAATTATTGTAGATTTTTTGTGTTTGTGTCCACTAAATCCTACAGGTTTTCCAAAGTGTCTACAACTAGTACAGAAAGAATTATTTTTTATCGAGTAATAATATCCACCTTCACTTATATATCTAATAATCTCCCTACAGTTTGGATTATTTTTTAGGTTTGGACACTTTCTTTTGTAAATCATTTAATTTCTCTAATAAAATTCTACTAACCCATCTAGAAATTTTATAAGAATTTATATCACAATAATCTCTTAACTTAATATAAACTTCTTCATCTATTCTAATCGGTCTTGATTTATATTTCATATTAACTCCTTTATATATAAATATAGAGATTTTTCAAAATGTAACCAGTATTTTACAAAAAATTACATTTTATATTTATATCATCAATAGTATCCCATATATCTAAAATATTCATATTAATCTTCTTATCTTCTATGAAATGTTTCAATTGAAGTTCTAAAGTACTGTATTTTTTATCTATTATTATTTTATTGTTGATACCAACTATTAACTTATATCTATCTATAGAAATATTGTCAAAATTATAGTGAGTATCATCAAAGTATAGTTCATCATTTTTCCATATAAATGAACCACGTGTCCCTATAATATAAGTTGACCGTTCTTTAATAGGATATATCCACGAGCTAAACATATCAATTATAAGGTTATTTGATTCACCTACAACAATCACAGTATCATTTTTTACTGAATCATTAACAAATTTATTAGTTTTAAAAGCATTAATAATTTTTATTTTTCTGCAAAATAACCATATGAAAATACTAATATCATGTATTAAATAATCCTCAACAACAGAAATTTCACTTCTAATTGTTGGACCCATACTAGCTCGCGTAGATTTATATAAAAGTGGTTCTCCTATAATAGTCATATTTTTTTTAATATAGTGAGTAATTGGATCATAAAGAAATACTAATCCAGGAAAACAATTTATCATCTTACTTGCTTCAGAACTGCTTATTCCCATAGGTTTTTCAACTAGAATATTTCTCGGATTTATTCTTTGTGAAAAATATTGAAATAATTTAAGATGAGTTTCTGGTGGTGTTGCTAAGATAACATGGGTATATTCTCTATTTTGTACCTCAGTACTACGATTATAAACAGTAACTCCTTCTATCTCTGTCATGAGTATTTTTGGGTCTACTATTCCTACACATTGATAACCTGATTTTTTTATTGTGTTAAACCAAATTTTTCCCCATCTACCAAATCCACAAAGAATCACTTTAGGCAACATACTAATTTACCCTTTCGATTTTAATATTATTTTTATCAAATGCATTCATTCGTATAAATTTACAGTTTAGTTTCTCTATTATTTGTTTCCTTTATTTTAGCTGGTATACCAAATGCAACACAGTTGTCTGGTATATCTTTGTTAACTAATGACAATGCTCCAATAATCACGTTGTTACCTATTGTTATCCCGGGAAGAACAACAGCATTTGCCCCGATTTGGACAAAATTTCCTATTTTGACTGGAGCTCTTTTAATGTGTGTACCATTTATAGGATCTTTATTTAAATTTAGTCTTCTAAAATCTACACTAGAATGTGTATATATGTGAACTCCTGAACTAATAGATACATGGTTACCTATTTCCAATCCACCACTTCCATCAATTAAACAAAAATAACCCACCCAGACATCATCACCCCATTCAATAAATTCGTCTCCTCTAATAATACAAAAATCATTAAATCTTTTACCAACTATGTTTTTTAATTCATTCCAAGGTGGTAAAATCTTATCCATGTATTACCTCTATCTTTAAATTATTTTTATCAAACGCATTTATTCTAATGAACTTACAACCAAGTTGTTGAATAATTTCTTTTTAAATCTTTTTCTCTTAAATTACCAAGCGTATAGTGATGTCTTTCATAATATTCTATCACAACATTTTTATTTTTATCATAACCATCTAAAAAATATCCAAGTTCTTTGATGTAGTATTCTCCACCATTTTCAGCATGCTGTAAATTATAGCCATTTTCTTTACCATATTCTTCTATGATTTTGCATGCTTCTATATTATAATTTGGAAATATGGTACCATGTCTATCTTCTATTCTTTTTATGACAGCCAAACGAAGACGCTTTATATGTTCCCTAGAAAGTGTTCTTCCAACCAATGAATTTCTTATATTTTCTATTTGCTCCTTAGTTCTTTTTTTACCAGTATTTTTTAATATTCTATTTTCAATAATTTCTCTACTTTGTTTTTTTCCAAATTGATAATGTTTATCTCCACTGAACATTCCCTTAATTGATTTACTTTGTTTATTTCTAATTTCTATTGATTTTTCTTTACCATATCTTTCCTTATAAGTTTTATTTTTAATATCATCGTGATATTTTTTAATTTTTTCAAAAACTTCAGGTTTCTTCATAGCCAACTTAGTATTCATGGATATCTTTTCAATTGTTTCTATAGAATGTTTTTTATTATAAAATCCGTTTTTTTCTCCTCGGGTTGAACATTTATTACATATTTTTTTATTTTTATCAGCACTGTTTCTATGGTTTTTTTGAGTATGCCAAACTTTATTTCCACACTTAGGACATATCCTAAAAAATTTTTTCTTTTTCATAAATTTTTTATCCAATTCCACGTTTTAGTTAATCCAGATTCTATTGTAGTATTTAATTGCCAACCTAAATTTTTTAATTTATAAACATCACCTATTCGTTTTAACTCTATATCTGTTCTTTTCTCTGGTAATATTATTTTATTCAATCTAGTGTTAGTTATACTTTCTATTAAGCTTACTAACTCTGTGAGTGTTATCCCAGTCTGAGTAGAAACATTAAATGCATCATTTTTTGATTTTTTCATAGTCAATAAAATAGCATTGACGACGTCATCTACATAAATTAAATCTAAAATCTTTTCATCTGGATTTCCATATAAAGTTATGTCAGTTTTTCCTTTTTTTATTTGATTAAAAAAATTAAATATTATTTCAGTATAACTTCCTTCGGAATCAATTCGTTCACCATATACGCTAAAAAATCGATTTATTACATACTCTAGGCCATATAATATATGATAACTTCTCAATAAATTTTCAGTATATAATTTTCCAGCCCCATATATTGTGTGTGGATTGCAAGGATCTTCTTCTTTAATAGGCAACGTTTTTGGTGATTGATACACACTTGCACTACTCGCAAAAAATATTTTGATATGGTATTTACTTACCCAATCTATTAATCTTGCTCCACCTGTTGCAATATATTGATGTCCTTCTAAATTATAACTATTACATCTGTTGATACGAGTTGCAGCTAAATGAAAAACCCAATCTATGTCAGGTGGATTAAAATAGGTTTCATATTTAATTGTGGAAATATCACCATAAATGAATTCAACTCTTGGATCAAATAGTAAATACTGAATATTCCTCAACGAATGTGTCCGTACCAAATTATCGACAATATATATTTTTGGAGCATCTGTTTCTTTTAATAACCTTTCTACTAAATGAGACCCTATAAATCCCACACCCCCCGTACATATTATATTATTCATTTTATAATAACCCTGTTATAAGATAATTCATATAAATTTCTCCTTATTTTCTTCAACTAGTTTTGTATATTTATCCTGTACTCTATTTCCCGCAGCCTGTTCGTGTCCAGGGTTTTCAAATCCTCCATCGTTTACTACTCCATCGATTATCTCATTATGAGTAGAATAATTTGACATTCGATAAAACCAAGTAGGTGTTGAAATATAATGCCCTTTATAATTATTATATAAAATTCTCAACCAATATTCTAGATCTGCTGCCGCGAGGAATGTTTCTATATCTGGTGGTCCTATTAAATCATGTAATTTTCTTTTATACATTGTACCTGGTGCTAAGAAATAATTTGATAACCTTTGAACTTTAAAATGAGGAGGATATATGCCCAGCCATTGAATAAGTGCACCACGTGGAAATCTATAATCAAAATATATATTCTCATCCAACATAAGACCGAATGTATCATATGTTTCTGATACTTTATAAGCATTTTGACTTATAAAATATAGATCAGGTTCTGCTTCTAAATATCTCATAAAATAAACTAGAGAATACATCATCTTGACCAATATTATGAATTAAATCTCCTGTTATGTATGTAAGTGCACCTACCCAACCACCACTACACATCCGATTTCCATAATTAATATTAGAATAGATATATTTAATGTTAGGAAGATCAGTATATTCCTTAACATCTTCTTTTATTTCAATATCACCATGGTCGTTAAATAAAATATATTCAAATTCTACATGTGCGTTTCTGAGTGCTATTAAATTTAATATCACACTATCATTTACATAAGGATTTCTTCTAAATAAATTATGTATAACTGATACTTTCATATAAATCTTTCTTTTTGTTCTTCTACTAACTTAGCAAAATGTTCTTTTATTCTCTGAACAGCTAATTGTTGGTGTCCAGGTTTCTCCATAGTTCCTCTATTTATTAAACCATCCACTATTTCATCACCAACAGAATATTTAGACATTCTATAATACCAACTTGGCTCAGGGGTATAGTGACCTTTATAACCATTAAATAATATCCTTGCCCAATATTCAAAATCCGCTGCGCCTGTAAAATTATCTAAATCTGGATATCCTATTAAATTATGTAATTCTTTTCTATACATGGTACCACTTGCTAAAAAATAATTATTTGCGCGCGTTACTTTATATTCTGGAGGTGCCATCCCAAACCACAATTTAAATGCATCTAACGGATATCTAAAATCTAAATTAAATCTTAAGTCAGTCATGATTCCCAAAAACCTCAATGATTCATCAACTCTATACCCATTTGAACTTACAAAGTATAAATCAGGTTCTGTTTTAAAATATTTTAAAGCATTAGAATATAATAAAGAAGTCATTACATCATCTTGACCGATGTTGTGTATAATATCTCCTCTAACTAATCCTTCTTTTTCAGCTCCAACATACCCTCCTGCACACATATGCATTCCGTAGTTTATAGGACTATAAAAATATTTCAACTTGTACCCAGCATATGCAATTGAATATGATAAATAATCTTCTAAATCATTTTCTATTTCTCTATCACCACTATCATTAAATAAAATATATTGAAAATCTACACCTGCATCAACAAGTGCCTTTATATTTAACTTAACGGTTTCTAATATATAGGGATTTCTTTTATATAGATTATGTATAATACTTATAACCATATTTAACCTTTTTTATTTTCTTCTTCCCATATTCTACGTCTTAATGATGTTGTCGAAAATGAATGGGCATTGCGTTCATGCCAATATATAGGAATATTCAGTTCATAACCAGTAAATTGTTTACCTTTCCAATCAGTACCCATTATTCGGACATCAGGATTTAAAACTTTCAATAGACCTAATAATTGTTCCTCAGTTGTATATACGTAAATTTCATCAACATATTTAATGCCCTTCAACATGATCTGTCTTTCCTCTATTGTCTGAATTGGTTTATTTTTATCAGGTCTTTCCGAAGCGGGATTAATTTGTACCAGCGCAATCAAATATGTGCACATGGTTTTGGCATCTTTGAGCATCATTATGTGGCCTGGGTGGAAGATGTCGAAGCTAGAAGCCACTACGCCTATTATTTTTTTATTTTTTTTCATATTTTAATTCTAATAAACTTATAACCTAAACCTTCAAGATATTTCTGTCTATCAACATCTTTCTTTTTTAAATTACCATGTGTATCATAGTGGTGTTTCTCATCTATTTCAATTATTGTTTTTCTTTCTTCGTCTAATCCATCTGGAAAATATCCACTGATACAAATTTCGCCTCCGTTCATTTCATGTTTAAATTTATAGCCATTTTTATTTCCATAGTTATCTATTATTTGACAACCCCTGGGATTAAACCATGGTTGAATTTGACCACCAATTGATAAATTATTTTCTATTCTTTTTATAGCTGTAAGTCTCTGTTTTTCTCTTTCTTTTGGATCCTCAAACCTTTTTTTAGCTCGAGCGCGAATTTTTTCTATAGTTTCTATACTTTGGTGTTTTCCATACATTCCATTATTTTCACCCAAATTACCTTTGCTTATTTTTTTATTGTTTCTTCAGAAGGATGTATACCATAGCAATGGCAACTATTACATACAGTTTTTTTCTTTAGTCCATTTATATAATATCTTTTATTTTTATATACAATTTTCTTTTTACATTTTGGATTATTGTCTGGATTAGGACAATTTCTTCGAAATATCTTTTCTTTCATAATACAATTTCATTCTTTTTTTATTTATTGTAGTCCTATTTTTATAATAATATTTAAGAGATTTTTTTGTGTTGGCCAATTTAATCTCCTTGGGTGTTATATATAGTTTCTTTCTTCCCATCTTATATATAAATATAGGTAAAACAAAAAAAGTAAAACAAAAATTTAAACATTTTCACTCATAAGAATTTCATCAAACTTACGAAGAAATATTTCTTCACTATAAAATAAATTATAATTCTCTTTACATTTCCTAGATTGATATTCATAAAATTCTTTATCATCTCTAAGTTTTACAGCTAAATATTTAGCTGCTTCTATATCACCTTCATCAACTGACAATCTGGTATGCAATATATTCTGTGTATCTATTGAATTATATCCTATACAAGGTATGGATAAAAATGCACAATTAAGTGAAAACGTACCAGCTGCATATGTTCTCATCAAATGTACTGCATATTTAAATTCCGATAATATATAAATCCAATCAGCCCAAATCATATATGGCAAATAAGTTAGGCCAGAAATATAATCTTCTTGAGCTTGTTTTCTACCCATAGATGGGGCAAATATAGGACAGCTAAATTCGCGTGCTACAATATAAGAATCAAATCCTGAATACCAAGAACAAAATGTGCCACCTATCATAACCTTGGTTTCTTTTTCTCGTGGTTTAATATTATCTGTAATCATTAAACTTTGTAATGGGTATGTATTTTTTCCCGTCAGCCCTTTATAGTAAGGAACATCAGTAGAATTATGACATAATAAAAAATCAGAATCTAAAAGCAAATTGTAATAAAAAAACTGATTCTCTATAGAATAGGTGTGAAAAAAATCCCCAGGACCTTCTTGCATAATTGCAACCTTTTTACAATATTTTCTAAATAAAGATATCCAATCTAATTCTTTATTCATCTTTTCAATTTTTTTTGGAATAATAATTATACCCAAATCATAATTATCTTCTTTATCTAAATTCCAGGTACCGAATAAGGGCACATGATAAGCATCTAATGAATGCATCCAGCTATATTCAGTCCTCATATTAAGATAATTCCTAGGAACTTTACCAACAAAATTATTTTCTGTTATAAAAAGTATTTTTTTATTATTCATTTAAACGAACTAATTTATCATTTATTATAACTTCATTTCTAGCTAAACTAGGATCTTCAAGTAATTTATAATTGATATCAATTGGTATATGAATCATTAAAAAATCACTTTTCATTTTTAGTAGTTCCCCACACGATCTTCCCTCTATCTTATCCAATTCAACATCATAATTTTCAAGAAGATCTATTTTTAATTTGAGAAGTTTAATGTAATAAAATTTAGTCATATTATTCAATCCTTTTTATTGTTTTATAATATTCGTTTTGAAAAACCTGTCGCTGTATGTCTTTTATGTGCCACAGTGCAAACTCTCGTTCAGGTGGTAACTGCACATAATTTGTATTTCCGATTATAACTTCATGTACCCTATATTTCCATTTGATTTGTTTATTATTTCGGAATATTCTACCTTGATAATCTGGAAAATTCACAACTTGTTCATCAGCAACCCCTTCTATATTACTCATTACCCATCGCCACTCCTTTATATGTTGTTCTGTTAATCCTTTTACAATATTTATTCTGGGTACCCAAAATAATTCTACGCCAGAATTTGATTCTAAAATAGAATGTAAACTGTCTAATAAAGAAACATCTGGATATTCATCTGCATCTATATTAAATATCCAATTATTCACACATTTAGATATTAAAAAGTTTTTAATATTAGAATAATCTCCATCAAATTTATACCATGACAAATCTGTAATCTTACTTGTTAAAATTAAATTTGTTAACACCTCTTTTACTTTCTTCGTATTTTCAGTTTCCGTACTTATATCTTGAACTACGACTATTTCATCACCATTTTTATATTGACTCAGCAATTTTATAAGTCTAGAAATTTCTTCAACTTCATCTTTTACTAATACTGCATAACTTATTGTTTCCATTTTGTTCTCCATCTTTAATAATATTGATCAGGTTTAACTGAACCTGGATTTGCTTCCTCTATTCTACGTAAAACAAAATCTTCAACATTTTGTAAAACACACCCAAGAGAATATAATTCATCTTTATTTTTTTTACTAGAATTTATAATTTTCCAAAATCGATTAGATTTAATTCCAGAATATCTGCATTGTAATTGTTTTATTTTTTTCATATTAGTTTCCCAAAATTATATTTTACTAATTGTAAATTACCTATCTCTGTTATCTCATATGTTCTATAGATAGATCTATCTTTAAAATATTGTTTCAAATAAGGCTTTAATCTTGTATCATAAAAAGTTAGAGGTGTCTGAGAAGATCTATTTAATTCATATATAGAAGCTGCAAGTGTATCTTTTGTATTAGGTTCTACTTCTTCTGCTTCAGAAATAATAAAATCCCTAAGTTTATGAAGTTCTAATAAAGACATATAATCTATTACCAGGCCATGTAACTTGTGGTTCCACTGCTTGTTAACAACCAGCACATGTGGATTTGAATTGTGTACAGATTTATTATATTTGAAATAAATAATATTTCCTTCTACAATATCATTATATTTTGTAGGTATATATTCTTCTATTCTTTTTATTTTATGTTCACCGATAAAATTAGTCATAACAATCCTCGTTTATCATTCTTTAATTTCTATAAATTCACAGTTTAAAAAATTAATAATTTCTTGTTTTCTTCTTTCATCTTTATTGATGTTATTTTTATGTGCTTTCTCATAATATTCTATTACCACGTTTCGAGTCTTATCATATCCGTCTACCCAGTAACCGAGTTCTAGTATACGAAATTCTCCACCGTTTTCTGCGTGCTGGAATGAATATCCGTTAGCTTTACCATACTCGTCTATCGTTTTACATGCTATTGGATTGTAAGAAGGACACAGTTGATTACCATTTAATTTATTTTCTTCTATTCTTTTTATAGCTGCTATTCTTAGTTTTCTCTTATGTTCATCTGATAAAGCTCTGCCTTTCGCCACGTCAGATAGTTTTTTCTTATGTTCTTCTGAAAATGGTTTTCTCTTTTTACCTTTTTGCGCAACAGATAGTTTTCTTTTAGTTTCATCAGAATGGTGTATTCCTAATCTGTTCCCGGATTTACCTTTTTTTACATCAGATAATTTCTTTTTAGTTTCTTCAGATAAAATTTTACCTTTTCGTGCCTCAGATATTTTTTCTTAGTTTCTTCAGAATGATGTCTACCTTTGCGCACCTTAGATATGTTTCTCTTATGTTCTTCTGAAAGGTGTTTCCCTTTATGTGACTCAGACATTTTTGATTTAGCTTCTTCTGAATGGTGTTTTCCTGTTTTGGTTTTACTTATCTTTTCTATAGTCTCTTTAGAACGATGTCTACCAAACCATGGATTATTTTTACCTTTATTGGCCTCAGACATTTTACTTATAGTTTCTTTAGACGGATGCTTCCTAAAATTGGGATTATTTTTACCTACTTTAGAACAATTCGTACAAAATTTAGATTTTTTACATTTTATTATTTTTTTACAGTTAGAATTATTATTTGGATTTGAGCAAATTCTTGTCCAAACTTCTTTTTTCTTTTTCAATTAATTTCTCCATATGTTCATCTAAGATAGTATCAATAAAACTATTGATTTTAAGATTATTCTGTTTACAATAATCTTTAAATTTTGAATGAGTTTCTTCTTTTATTTGTATTGTTTTCATAGTAATAAATATAGAGAAATTGTAAAAAATTATAAAAAATTATAAAATATTTAAGCATTAATCCACCATTATTTCTTGGGAAATTAATCCTAATTTTTTACATGCACTTAAAAAATCATATTTATCAAACACTTCTTTTAATTCAACCGCAAATCTAGTTTCAAATTCTGAACCGTATTGTTCTTTCTCATCTTCTTTTATTTTGATAATAGGCACATATGACCATTTCCAATCTTCTAGTGTACCCTCTGGAAATATTCCTCCATCATTCTTCATTAGTACAATTGGAAACCAAAATAGAGAAGTATTTTCATCAAATATATGTAAATCTAATATTAATTTAGATGTATCTTTATTATCAAATATCTGCTGAACTATAGGAGAATTTATCTTATACTCTGAATTTGACGTATATCCACATCTAACGCATAAAAAAGTAGTCACTGTTTTATTATGAAGTTCAAAATTTTCAACTATTACATTTTCTGTTTTACAGCTTGGACAGTTTTGTTTTTCCATAATTTTATCCGTGTAATATCTGTTTAAATGGTTCAAAGGTAGAATTAAATATTTGATCCTCTAATATAATAACATCTTTTACGTTTTTATCAGAATCCAATATCATAACTAACCACTGCGTTTCTTTTATTGACTTTGTAACCAAATGATTTTCAGTTAATATTTCAACTTTTGGATCATCACGATCATATTTTTTAGCATTGACCAGCATTTTTGTAACTTTATTAATATAATACATTTTGGTTCTCCTTATTGTTTTTCTTGTACTTCTTTAATTTCTTCTGTTTCCTTATTATCTTCTTTACCTTCATTTTTTATTTTAATTGGTGTTAAACGAGGTAACTGTGGAATATTAAAAGTTTTTTGTTCTGCGAATTTTGGAACATGTTCATTAAATAATTTATCTAATTCTTCTACCATCTTATCTAATGAAAATTTTTCTTTGTTTTCTTGTGCTAATAACTTTGCCATAGGTACATATTTCTGATAATTTTTCCAAACATCAGTCATTATGTTAGAAGCATATGAATAATTTACATTAAACCACTGAGAATTTGGTTCAATAACTCCATTCCAAACTGCACTTGGATGAACTTGGGATATAGTACCTGGCAATAATATTGCTTTTTCTTTTGGCAAAAAATCTAAATGACCACTCCACCCACTAGCGATTATCGGTTTCTCACTTAAACTAGCCTCTAATAGTGGACGTCCAAATCCCTCACCTTTTGTAAATGTTATATGAACTTTGACTTTTGTATGGTTATACAAATCATTCATTTCTTCTTGAGTCAGATCACCAAACAGTATATATATATTTGGCAAATCCCCCTGTATCACATTTTTTATTCTATTAACTTTAGCTAATAATTCCTGTCTTTCAGTATAAGAAAAAGTATTTCCAGTCTTAAGTAATAGTGCAGGTTTATTTAATTTATTCTTAAATGTTTCCAAAAATATTTTAATTAACATACCTGTATCTTTTCTATCTGCACCCAATTCACCATTCAACCAGTGACCTACAAATAAGAAAAGAAAATCTTCTGGAAATTCATTTAACTTTCTTTTAATATTTCCAGTAATATTTTCGTTTCTCTTAAATACATTTGTATCTACACCTTCAAATAGAACATAAATAGGCTTCTGACATCGAAGTTCTGAAACTATATTACCCATTTGATCTTTTTTACCATACACAGAATTTTCAAATACGCTTTTAGCAGATTTAGATGGCACTATATTAAAATTCATTCTATTCAACCCCTCTAACCACTGAGGAGAACAAATTGTTGTTTCAACACCAGCTGTTATTCCTATATTAAACAAACCTAAGTCACCATTATATTCATTTGGAACCGAAATTTGAACAGTTATCTCAGGTTTCTTAGATAATTCTGGTCTTAAAAGAAGTCTACTTAAAATATCATCATCAATACCAGGTTTTAATACATTTAACGGTGTTGTACCCCAACGAATACTTAAAATTTTAATATCATATTTGTTTAATTTAATCAAAGAACGCACGATATCTCTAGAATGCGACCCGTACCCGGCCCGAGCTCTAACAGGAGAAATACATAATAACAGTGGTTTATTCATAATTATACTCCAATTTATTATTTATGTCTGATAAATTAAAAGTAGAATGTATTCCTATATAAATTTTACCATTAACTAGATTAGTTGTTTTATATACTATATAATGTTTAATTTTGTCCATGTTTTCATATATTTCATTTATATTTTTAAAATTTAATTATGCTGTACCTATTTCTAGGTTTCCATTTTTCCCAGGCCTTTTCCATTCCAGTAATAAATCTATTACACATATTGCTAGCACTCATTCCAACTTCTTCTTTTAATACAAACTTTCTTCCTTCTAACCCACGTCTTCTTAATTCATCTTTACCCAAATCATAAATTTCCCTTAACAATATTCCCGTATCTTCCCATCGTACTCTATCATCAAATATATATGGTGTAGGAGGAGATCCAACTAAGCTTCTAGCTGCTGGGAATATAGGAAATACCCATTCACCATGAGTACCTTTTATTTTGCCATCGTGATTGCTACCAAAGTCCTTTGTAAACTTTATATATTTTCCGTTTTCATCTTTAAATCCCATTTGATCTTGTAATCCACCTGTAACAGTTGCTAAAATTGGCACACCCGCCATCAATGATTCCGCAGTTGATAATCCAAATCCCTCTGCGGCAGCTATGTTTATTGTGATATCACTCATATTATAAAGATAATTTAATTCTATAGGATTAACTTTAGTCTCATGAAAATGAATATTTCTTTCCCAGCCACGTCCAACCATATTCCTAACCTCATTCAAATCTGTACCATTAAAATCTACAACATGAGTGTGCATAAGTAAGGCACACTTATCTGCTTTTTCTTTAGGTAAAGATTTTAATAATTCTACAAATGCCAATATAATATCCGATGGACTTTTTCTTCTTATATTCCTATTATTATAAAATACTATAAAGTCGAACTCATTTTCTCCAAATATCTTCTTTTTCATATCTAACATCATATCATAATCAGTTTTAATATGACCCTCAACCTCTCTGTTTAACCCAGGTTCTAGTTCTGTTGTGGGGTAATATTCTTTTTCATCTATACCATGGGGTATATATGTAACTTGCCAATCTTCTGGTCCAAATTCATTCCAAACATTCTTTACAATATTTTCTGTTTGTTTACTTATACACGCAATCCAATCACACGATTGATAATATGTTTTATTATATTCAGGATATGGTAAATTATCCCAAACGTGGTAAAAAAATATGGGCATTTGTAACCTAATTTCATGTTCCATATTATATAACCAAAGCCACTGTCTTGGATCTGTGAAGTGCATTATTGCATCAAACTTAAACTCATGTAATAGCATTCTTATTAAGTCTGGATCTCCATAATTATTATGAGGTTGTACCATTACCTGAGCATCTGTTATTCCCAATCTATTATTTAAGTCTTGGGATAGATCAAATCTTTTACCCATCTCTGGATGATTGATTGCAGTACCCAATTGAAACCAATTAAATCTATGAGCTGTTCCCATAACAAATGTTCTAGATGCTGTTCCTACCCCTGAACTCATTCGGAGATCATCACTAAGAAGTAATATGTGCTTTCTTTGTTCTCTTGGTATGTACTCATATCCATTTATTATCATACATCATCTCCTAAATTTAAACTACCTGAAACATATAAAATATCAGTTGTCATCAAGTACTTTATATCTTCGTAATTATTAATCAAATGAAGCATCTTAGCTACTACTTTTTTAAAATTTGTTTTTTGTTTTATGCAGTTTATTTTAAATTTATCATATTCATTTACAGATACCCTAACAGTTGTTAGTTTCTCATCTCCTATATTCATTAGTTTCCTCTTAGATATATGTAATTATATATATATCACTCTTGTAAAATTACATGGTATTTGTTTTGTTTGTTGATAGTTTTTAAAATTCTCGTTACCACATCATCCCGTTTACTAGAATATTCAAATATAACAAAGTTATCACAATAATCAACAAATCTCTTATAAATAGCAAAATAATATTTTGGAGAATATTCTCGCGAAAACATATATCTCTCCTCAATACAAAATGAATTATAGTTCTCATGATAAGGAATAAATTCACCGTAATTTATGTTAAACTGTAAACAGTAATCCCTTATATATTTATCTGCGCCGGATTTTCTTCCTATAGAAATAACTTTAATTTCATCATCATTTCTCTGTTTTATTTTCCACAGAAATTCCTTTATTTCTAATTTTTTATAGTAATATTTGTTTCCTATTATTCCTAACCGCACTTACCACTCTTTAATCTCTATAAATTTACAATTTAATAGATAAAGTACAAAAAGGTAACTATTCTGTCTAATTATTTTTAACTTTATTAGAAAATATTACTTTTCTAACATTTCGGTCAATAGCTTGCTGAGATTCATAATTAAGTTTTGCTTTAATAAAACTAAACAATTCAAATAAACTTATTATAAACGAATTTGGGTCATAATAAGTCAAATAAAATTTACAATTATCATCTTTTCCGGATCTAGCATCTTCTGAAATACTCAAATATAGATCACAGAATATTCCTTTTTTAAAAACACAATGATCATAAATATTAAGTGAATATTGTTTCATTTTATTATTTATAGATTCTAAAAATTTATCTTCAATTGGTTTCAACACCCTAGACTTATTATACCAAAATATTATACGTAATTCTGCTTTGGTTTCTTTTTTAAATATTTCTATAAAGTCATTTATACTATCTAAAATATCAGCCAATTGAGGTACTAATTCTATTCTAATTATAAACATATTCATTTTTTTCATAATCAAACTCCTACTGGGCATAACTCTTTTTTATTTTTAAATGGACAATATTTACAGTTGAAGTCAGATGGGTTTGCTGAATATTCTATATTTGCATTATAATCACCATCTTTTGTAACACGCTTTGCAAATTCCATAAATTCGTTTTTAACCTTAATCAACGTATTTTTTCCACTACTAGGTTCAAATTTTTGAACTCTTTTTTGAGGATATAATGAATCTTTATAGAGTTTTTGTTTAAAAATTAAAAATAAAATATTAACATTAGCTGGAACTATCTTTTTAACTTCTGAAAAAAAATGTTTATATAATTGCAGCTGTGCCTGTACCATTTTATTTGCTTTTTTATTTGCTCCCCATCCTCTATAAGACTTTTTAAAATCTACAATTACATAATTATTATCTCTTTTATCCTCTGTCACAAAATCCAATTTTGCAATAAATTTAACCCCTGGTAATATTTCAATATCTATAGGTACCTCATAGCCAATCATCTTTATATTTTTTTTACTAAAATAATCTGCTCTGTGTTTCTTAAACCAATGAATTATTTCAATTCCATCTATATAATATTCTATTAATTCTTCTGGTGTTGTAAAATCTTCTATACCCTTTTTTCTATATTCTTCTATTTCTTTAACCATAGAATCTAAAAGTGATTTTTCTAAATCTAGTTCGTTTGCTTTCTTTTCTGTTAACTTATAAAATGTATCTAAGTATTCCTGTAGGACATGGTGAAGTGATGAACCAAAAACCAAATCTATACTAGCAGAAGGTATTTTAATTTTATCTATATAGAGTAGTTTCCATTGAAATGGACATGTCTTCCATATGTTATATTGTGAAAAAGATAAGTGTATCATTTTGCCCATTTTCCTCTTAGGACAATCATTGCAATTTTAGAATAAATACTCATATCAACAAAAGTGTCTACAATCGATTCGTTTTTTGGTTTCTCATCTTTTCTCTTTAATATTAAATTAACCAATCTACTTACCTTATCACTACATCTAACAGTAATTCCAATCAATGAATTTTTGATATCCTCGTCTGTTTCTAGTTGTGTGTTTATTGCAATATTTGAGGGACCATAATCATGCTGTTTTTTTAAAAACATTAAATATTGTTCTGCACATATATTTCTAAACTCAGCTGTCATTTTGGGATATTTTTTCTCCATCTCAGTCGTTAATATTAAATCTTCATTAGATAATTTTATATCTGTTTTCATATTTACTCCTCTATTTGTTCTATTATTATATTTTTTTCTTTCATATATTCTTTTATAAGTTTACTTTCAACTGCTTTGTCATATGGGTATTTATAAACTATTCTTACTATACCACATTGCAACATATTTTTCAGACACTGTTGACATGGTTGAACAGTAGAATAAACTGTTGTTCCTTTTAATGAAATTCCGTTTTTTGCACAAAAAAGTATAACATTTAATTCAGCGTGGAGCTCATGTATTTCACTCCACATATGGTGTTCTTCTCTATCTGTCTCAGAATTATAATTTTTAAATACTCGATCGCAGTTTAACATTCCTTCTGGAGTACCATTAATTCCTGTAGCAATAATCCTATTATCATTAACTGCAACTGCGCCCACTTTATAAGTAACACAATGAGATAATGTTGCAAATTCCAGTGCAATATTAATAAATATTTTATCTAATCTCTGTTGTTTATTCATTGTTTTCCCTTAAAGAAAATTTTACTATTTTATTTATTAGTTCATCTCCAAAATCTGTATACTCATTATTATTTTCTACTGTTTGTAATATTAAATATAATTCTTGCGTTGGATTACCACTGGGTTCTATTAAATTTTTAACTAGTAACGGAGTACTGTCCGATATAAATTCTTCATTTAGCATTTTTTCTATATTTTCAAAATCTTTTTTATATATATGTTCACTTAATATATAATGAGTATATTTACCAAGCTGTAAATCAGGATATTTTTCTTGTTTTAAATGATTTAACATTTGTTGCTGCAACAAAGTATAAAAAGGAATATCATATATAATTCCAAACCAAACATCTTGTGATCTCATTGTTGTTGTAAAATTTAATACATCACAGTTTAATTCTTTATTTTTTCTGATATGAAATATACCATTCAATGTACACACAAAATCCTTATTATCTAAATATGAGTGTTCTGGTTTATTAAATCTTAAAATAGCTTGCCTAGAATTTTTATCTACAATAAGTGAATTAAATGCCCATTGATATTCTGTCCAGCCATGTATATTCCTCTCTCTAAATAAAAGATATCCATATGCACTATTTACAGTTCTATCATTATTTGCTATTTTATTCCAGAAAGTAGAATATTTAGAAATAAATTCTAAATCATTTCTACCTAAAAAATAGTATAACAATTCAGGATATAAATAATTTAACTTAGGACTTCTAATTTTATTTGTAAATAAGTTTGAAGTTGGATCTGTTAAAACTAATTCAACATTACAACACTCTTTTGTCTGGTATTCTCGTGGAGAAATAATATGATCTGGATTATAATATATTGTTGTTAATAGATCTTTATATATTTCTGCAAAATTATTGCTTACTATTCTCATCTGTAACCCCATTAATTAATTTCAAATATTCTTCCATTGTATTGAATGCATTGTTAGATTTTATATTATCAATTATAACAGCTTTTGCAAATTCTAGATAATTAAATTGGTTAAATATATCTAAAAATTCAAATTCACCATTTATTGTATCATATTTATTATTCTCCGGTAACCATTTCATTAAATTATAAGAATCTAAAATAACATTCATTTTAACTAAATTAAATAAAAATAGAGAAAAATCATGGTAACCTTGAATATATTTAGCACCTCTGTTTTTAAATTCCACTGACTTGATAATATTATCATGATCACATACAAAATGAGTATAGGGTTCATTTTCTAATCTAATAGGAACCGTGCAATAATCATTATAATTATTTAATGTAGTTCTATATAGAGCAGTACTGTCTTGTATAGAATCACCCCAGATTAAAAAAATGTCTGCGAATATTTCTTCTACAGTCTTCAACTGATTAAATATTTGAAGGATAGCATCTCCACTTCCATGACCTGATTCTATTTCTATAATCCTAACAAAATTATTAGCATATTCCTCATATAAAGTATTATTATTATCTTTATTAAGTACTAAAATAATATCATTTACGAATTCTATCATAGTTTCTATATTTTTACCTAAAATAGTTTTATCTTTATTATAAGGCATTAATGCCTTAGGTACTCCAGAATTAAATCTGGTTTGTTTACCCGCACAGAGAATTAGGCCCAACATTTACAATTCCTCATTTATTAGTTGTAACAGTATATTTGTGTCATATGGTGATTTAACATTATATTTAAAATTACATGCACTAGAAATATTTTCATCATTTCCATCTCTCAATTCATCTCCTATGTACAATGTAGTTTTTCCATATGATGAATTATAATAATGTAAAACTTTTTTCTTGTCACTATTAACAGATATAATATCTATACCAGTTAAACCTATTCTTTTGGCAACATTATAAAAGCGATTTTCTTTAAAAAATATATTTAAAATATTTATCAATAACGTTTTTTCTAATTCCGTAAGAGGTTTTATTCCTATACACGTAATATTTTTTATATCTTGTTTTGGCCAATCACCTCTAAGAAATATTTTATCTTTAGGTAAACCCAGTATGTCGCCTTGTAAATAAGACAGTGTTTCTTTAGTATTGTCCAAAAGTGCTGTTCTTATAACGGGTATACCCTGTTCATATTTAACTAAACCACCATCTGCCCAGATATCAAATTTAATATTATTTAGACCAGAACTTCCAAAATTCTTAATTAGTTTACTGTGAATAGTTTCATAATCATTACCTGAAACAATAATAGTAGGAATTTTTTTAGAAATTTTATCCAATAAAATCAAATTTTCTTCTGAAATCTTACTGTGTGTTGGATCTCTAGAATAAATAGTATCATCAAAATCACAGAATATAAAATCAGGTTTAGTTAAATTATAATATAGCTTAAATATTTCTTCTACAGTTTTAGATGATCTAGCTAAACCATGACCTAATACCTTAATATAGATCGTTATATTGTTTTTATTTTTAAAATTTTCTATATTCTGAAGTGGCTCACTGGCAAGATTATTAATAAATATATTTATATTATCTAATGTTAAATATTTTGATATACTATTTAGTAAATCACCCGCAGTTCTTCCTATTGAATCTCCATCTTCATCATTATTCATTATTAAAATCTTTTTAGCCTTAGATTTCTTCAATACATCATCTAGTCCAACTGTAGCATATGTTGGAATTAAAGAACTCCATTGAGTACCAGGTGCAAATATAATTAAATCTGCGTCTTTTATTTTTTCTTCAGAATATATTATTATCTTTGATGCTAACGCAGTCGTATGTTCAGATTTAGAACTAAGAGGATTAAATCGTTCAAATAATATATCCATAATATAATTTTCTTTATTATTATGTTTTATTATTCCAGGAGTTTCTGTTTCTATTAGTGTCCAGTCTTTAGTGATCGCACGCAACTGTAAATTATCTTCTGATATCAACATTACGTCATGTTTTATCCCAAAGAACTTCTTAAAATACTTAAACGTTTCATCATATCCAATACTATTAATCATAGATGCATATATAATATTTGAGATATTGATTCCGAAGAAATTAAATTTTTCTTTAAAAGAACTCGCTACACTAAAGAATTTAGTTGCTAATTCTTTAAATAATAATTTTTCTGGAAAATCCCAAATATCTAATAGTTTTAACACATCATGTAATTCAGAACCAAGAGTCAAATCATATCGCTTGTCACAAAATTCAACAATCGCCATATTCACGTTTCCTTTATGAGTAAGGCAATAATGTTTAAATTGATTTTTTCTTAAATCTCCAGGACACAGTACATTCATTACTCTTCTTACAATTCCACCTGATGCCCCATCATCTAGTCCATTGACAATTTGAGTTATCTGAAGTGCTTCTCCGGTTTTATCTAACGCATATAATCCTTCTAGAATATTAGAGGCACCGTGCCCACCTGAAAATATTACTATTTTTATTTTATCTGTTTTTATCATAGTTCTATATCTGTTATTTTTCTTTTACCAATTCCCAGTCCAACGTTGTCATAAATTATTACCTATGAGATTAGTTAATCCGTTTACAAATTCTTGTTTATCTATCTTTACTATATCATATTGTTGATCAAGTATTTCATCAAATTTTTCCTCAAATATTTTAATTAATAATAGTTGCTCAAGAACCTGATCCCTATCTTTAACATAAAATTTAGGCAATTCTTCTCCATATACTACGTGTTGAGGATCTAATTCTTCATCAATAAATGTAATACAATTTGATAATATACTTTCATAAATTCGCTGTGCTAGATTTCTACCTTCATACCACTTATCGCCAATTGATACAGTGGCATATGCCCTAGACATCTTCCGTCGAACTAGATTATGTTTAATTTGTCCAGTAAATAAAGGTGCTCTCAGTCCTTTTATCTTATTCTTATTGAAGTCTGATAGCTTAATCTTACCAAATATCTCAACATTGACAGTACATGGGTACCCAAAATAAAATTTTATAAGTTTATCTTCTCGTTTTTTATTTCTAAAAGTACCACCGTATGTCAAATCTACAGTTCTATATTCTCCTGATGGCGATTTTATTTTAAGTAACCTATCATAAAATACTAAATGCATTTTATATAAAGGATAGTGTAATACATCCTTATAAGGTACTCCTAAACCATCTAACATTTCTCTAACTGCTGTTAGGTCATACGGCTGTGAAATATAAATAATATCATCTCTAACTATTTCTATTTCTTCTTTAGAATATTTATTATTCCACTTATATTTTTCTTGCTTATTACTTACACCTTTCCAATGTTGTCGAAGTGGTAGCATAGGATCAAACATTATATAGAAAACTTTTCCCGGAAAAGAATTGAGCAATCTTAAATTTTTCATCTCGAGTTCCGGTTCAGCACCACCATAATAATTTATATTACCATTTATTACTATTAATGCATCAAAACTAGTATCATTGCCAAAATATTCTATATTCTGACCGTGTGCACCTGGTAGTGCAACATCTTTATTATTAATATGTGTATAGTAATGTACTTCATTGTCACCTCTAACTAATAGATCAATCGCAGCCATTACCTCACCACCAACTGCACCATCTGCATTGGCATTCATTCTGCCACCAAATTTAATAACTGCTAGTTTCATTTTGTTTTTTCATGTACATCATATAAAAATCTTCTTCTGAAATTAAGTTTAATATAACAGATCTATATCTATCAAAGAATGACCAATCATCAGAATATTGAAGATACAAGGGTTCTCGTTTTCCTCTTGTTATTATTGTATGTCCATGGGGTACAAAAACCGTATTATAATTAATATCACAGTTATTATACGCAAGATCGATCATAAACTTATATATAGTACCACACCAGCCACCAGGATTTCCTTCTGGGATTACCCAAGATTCATCATACGGACAAGTATCATCCAGTAAAATATATCCAGTTTCTGATAGGTGAGATAATGAATGATTATAATCTTTTAATACCTGTTCTGTGGTGTGCAACCCATCAATTAATATTACATCATATTTTTTATTAGGGTCGACCACTTTGAAAAACGCATCGGACGTCATATTATAATTAACATCAGACGTTTGTTTAACAGGATCTACGACATCTTTAAATTTACAATTTACTGCACCGAAACAAACTCCAGTTGATACTCCTATTTCTAAATAAGAATTAAAATTATTCTGTTGAATTAAATAATTAATAATATCAGATAATTTTATCATATTTGTATTTACCTTTAAATTTATGGTCTAAATAATAACCTGGAATTTCTTCTTTTACTAACTGTCTTCCTAAACTAGTTACCCACTGACTAAATAAATTAGGATTACTGTTTCTTAGCAAGTATGCAGGATGCCAAATTTTAATAAATTGTAATTTTAAGTCTGTAAGCTTTTCTAACTCTATTTTCAATTCATCATATTCACTATAGTTACCTAAGAAAACGATTCTAAAATCGGATTTATTATAAAAATTTTTGTATAAAGTAAATATACCAACTAATTCCTTATAGATATTATACCAAGCTCTATCTGGATCTACATAGTGCGAATGATAAAAGTTTGTAAAATATGGATATATTTTTAATTCTTTACATAAATTAACCAACATTTTACTCGATGGACCCAACAACCAAGCAGATTCTGCTTTACTTAAATGTGCACCAAAATGACCTGGTCTTTGACCTATCATTATTATATTATTTTCTTTACTTAAATTCCCTCTAGGAGTTGTAAATGCTTTTAATTCATTTACTACAAAGTCTAAAACAGTTTCATCATAAAATTTAGCTGCTTCTTTACTAGAAAATTTAAATCCGGGAAACATTATACCACTCATATCTATAAAATTCTGAGGTAATGTATATTTAAATTTATGTATACCGATTAATTCCCAATATTCATCTTTAAGTTCATTTAAATTGAACGTTGGTATAATAAAAGGAAGTAATGTTTCTTCTAACATTAAATTCCTAATGCTTTAACAATAAAATCATTAACCTCTTCTTTAGGAGAATTAAATATATTCACTATAAACTTATGATGAATGTGAGATTTTTCAAATGCTTCTTTAAACAGTTTTAATTCCCTAATCTTAACATCCGGTTCAGTAGAAAATGAATGACCATCATCTCTCTTTATAAGATTTTCTATTAAATCTTCAAATAAAAATAGATATACGTTTTTAAAAAAGTTTTTATTTTTAAATTTATTCTCTATTTCAAATATAAAATCTCCTGAATAATCTCTATATATTGGAGAATATACATACTCACCGATATGACACCTGTCAAATATTAAATTTCTGTTATTAGAATATGCTTCTTGCATCATTACAAATGCATCATTATATAACTTATAACTATATTCTCTTGATTGCTCTGAAGTGATTCCAGATATATTAGAAAAATGAATTACATAGGTTGGTTTATCTAATAAATATTTTAATAACATTTTTGCTTGGGTACTTTTACCTCCGGAATCCGGACCTTCAAGCACAATTACTTTTGGTTCCATATTATACCTCTTAAAAAAACGAATGTTTAAATTTACCTATATCTTCAAATTTTGTGGTAACCCAGTCTTGCTTAACATAATCAGTATTAGCAAAACTTAAATCCCCATTTATAAACTGTACGACATATCTAGCAACATCTCTAGCAACATCTACTGGAACATTTTGAAATAAGTGTAAGTATGAAGTTCTTCTATCTGATAAATATGTTAGAAATTGTGGTGGCATTCCCATAATTTTTATCCATTCACCTAAGGTTAAAATTCTTTCTTCTGTAGGGTGGATTGTATTTATATTTCTACTTGTCGCCGAGTTTGTATAATCTTTTACTATTATTGGTGAGTCATCCCAATAACCTAACTTATTTTTATGTTTTTCTATTTTCAATAAAACTTTTTGGTCCATAATATCTTTGACAAATATTTCAAAATCTAGTAGCTTATTGTTTTTAACAATCAACTCCATCAGTGTCAATGGAATTCCTGAATATAAAGATCTATAATCTTGACCAAATTCTTTTATAACATATTTATAATATATATTGTTAACTAATCTATCAGTTGCCTTATTTAATTGTTCATTTATTAAATAATCTTCTCCTAAAAACATTCCTAAATCTTCATTGGTGGTTAAACTATTAATAGGAATACTAGGAGCTCGTTTAGAATTCCAGAAAAAATAAAATGTACGAATTCTTTTCTGAGGAAGCCCGTGAAATCTCGCATCTGTTCTTAACATCGAAAATGAATAACCATTATCTACAGCAATTTTATATAACCTATCAGATATCTCTGATCCTATTTTGCCTGAAAATAAGTTATCTGTATTCTCACCATAAAACACCTTGGGTTTAACATTTTGCAGAACATATTCTGCAGTTAAATACATCCAATTGTTTTGTAATGCTTCGACTCCACGAGCTAACTCTGAGTCTTTCCCACTATTTAATTCTGATAACCCTGCACATGGACACAAAGTATTTATAAAATCGATATTCTTTAATTTCAAATTAATATTAGTTTTGTCAAGTATCTTATAATTAAATGATGGCCAATACTGCTTTAAATACCTTTCGTTATTTTTAAATTGTCTAAAGGAAGCAATAACCTCTGGTTCCTCCTTTAGAAATTGGTATGTTCCTATTGATTGTCCACCTATTAACGGTATGATAGTTGCCCATCTCATTAAACAATTCTTTCATCTCTTTCATCCGTCGAACCAAACCCACCGACTCCACGATCTGTTTTTACAGGATATAATTCCTCCAATGTAGGAATTTCCAATATTTCCGATATTACAACTGGAATTAAAATATACTGAAGCAACTTATCATCTTCAAGTATATCCTGAATTGTTAATCCCGTATTTACTACATTTAAATGAATTTCAGATTGATAGTCTTCGTCAATAACGCTTGCTAATATATCCAATCCTTTTTTACTTGCTACCCCACTTTTATTGTGACCTATTAAAGTATACCCATGGGGTATGCTAACGCAAATTCCAGATGGAATTAAAATTCTATCATGAGGATGCATAACAATTCCATTAATAGTTGGCCTGTGATAATAACCTGGATTTTTATTAACAAGATCCGTTATAAAACTTTCAGTAAACTTTGGGACATAGAAATCGATGCCGGCACTGCCTGGTGTTCCACGTGTAGGTGATTTTACATCTCTAACCTTTGTAAAAAATAAATTGTTTCCCATATAACTTTCCTCTTATAATTTTGATAATACTAACATTTCTTCATCCCACGCACCTAAAATATCATAGTAAAATCCAAATGGAGACTGTGCAAGTAATATTGGATCTCTTTTACTAGTAACACTTGAAAAAGAACTATTAGTGGCTATAACATAAAAAATAGCATCTTTATCTAATAATTCTTTTACCTTATCTTTATATAATTTCATTGTATCTATTGCTTCTTTAGGAAAATCTAGAATAAATAAATCTGCAGACTGCATTATTAATTCATACGTTTCTAATAGATTGTTTATTTTTTCTAAAGTAGTAGTAGTAAATTGACCAAAAAATGCTCTGTCATATTTTTTCTGTTCTCTAGACACATGACCAAACCATCTAATTCTCTTCTAGAATATGATTCTTTTATCAATTCTCTTCTATCATTCATCATTGCTATTTTTTCTTCTAAATTATCAGTTTCAAAAAATCTAGGTTTTTCCTCTAATTCTTTTAAAACATCAACAGGCTTAACAAATATTTTTTTAATAGTTTTTTGCCCAGTATACTCTGATGTGTTGCCCGCGGCCATAGGTGTTTGATTAATACCAATAGACTCTCCTCTCCAATAACCCGCTCTAAAGTCAAAAACATATCGATCATTTAAAGAAAAATCTGATATGTTTGGTGCAATTCCTTGACAAGTATCACCCTTTAATGTTAGATTAAATTTCTTAATTAACCACTTTTTAATAAAGTTTGATTTACCACTGTTCGTTTTTTCATCACTCATTTTATCCTCCAAACATTTTAGTTATTTGTTTAATTTCTTCTTTTGTTAATATTTCACAATATTGTTCTGCTTCTGACAGCGAACACCCATAATATATTGAAATTTTTTCTATATTATCTTTATCTATTTTATCTTTAGAATCTCTTTTGATATACCTCAGAAATTTATTAGACTTTGGTACAATGCCAGCATATAATCTATAAACCATTTCGTTAGATAGTTGTGGGGTATACTTTTGAAATATATCTACAATCTCTATTAAATTGTAGTCCATAGATAAATACCGATTAATCATAAAAGTACTCCAGGTTTTTCTTTCCTCCTCAGACAACGTAGACCAGTAATTCTTAGACTGAATTTTCATCAAATGATTTAGATGATCGAAAAACTGTTTAGACTTTTGGCTTTTCATCTTCTATTACACGGAATGGATTAATTTCATCATTAACATGACCGCACTTTTCACATGCAAATAATTCAGTTGGAACTATTACCGGTTTTGGTTGTCCTGTAATGAGTGGAGACAGTCTCTTCAAAACGAAAACCGTTTTAAAAAAACCATTGCCACATGACTCACATGTTAAATTAGGAACAGTCCTTAAGTCTACATTTAATTTTAAGTCTCTCCCTAGATTGTTATTTCCATTCATTATTTTTCTCCTGTTTTATTGGTTTAATTCCGTATTCGTCTTTACTCCAATTGTCACCCACCAATTTAAATGTTGTTGATCTTGGAAACTTAGGTACTAATGTCCCTATTTTACAAATCGAACATTTAGGCATATTAAAGTGTGCAGTTTGCCAATCAGTGTGTACATCAAATCTTTCTGATCCGCAATTATTACAAACAAAGTCATATATCGCCATTTATTCTCACGCCCTCACACTTTCATTCCAAACATAATCTTTATCAGAATGGAACAGAAACTGTGTAGCATGCTTATTTAGATGTAAAATACCATGTTCTTCTCTGCTATTTTTCCAAAATCTATGCTCTCTATTATTAGAACATTCAAATACAGAATTACCATCGAATATTCTCATAAATTTAATTCTCTTAAATACATCAAATCTCCGCCACATATAGGACATAGATAATCATATTTAAAATTTCTGGCATTTTTAATAAACATTATCTTTCCATATCATTACTATTTAATATACGCACGACACATGCAATAAAGGAGATCTCCTTATCTATCACAAATGATTCTTGATATTGTTGTTCTGCAATTATTAAGATTACATCTGAAACATTTTTTGCAATATCATCTATATTTTCATACATTATTCTATACACATCTGTGAATTGTTTTATCTGATGATTTGCTATTAATTTTCTAATATTCGCAAATTTAGTTTCACTTAATAACTTTTTATCTTTTAGTATATCTATTATTTTCAACCTATAATCTGATTCTAATATCTCATTACTATTTACCTCAAGTTTCCAATTTGTAATTGATCTTTGGGTTACATTTAATATTTGTCTCATATCCGGATAAAAAGAGTTTATCAATAAAACCACATCCTCAGGTTTATATATTACCTTTTCTATATCTAAAATGTTTGCAACTCTGTTTGCCATATCCGGTTTTGGCATTTGTCCCATTTCAAAAACTGTACACCTAGAAATTATAGGTTCATAGATTCTATTATAATAATTAGCAGTTAAGATAAATCTAGTATGTCTACTATAAGTTTCCATTAAATTTCTCAACGCTGCCTGGGCATTAGGAGTCATATAGTCACAGTTGTGAGTGAGAATTGTACCCATTTCGCCGATAAAAAAATTATGATTCGATGATACATGCAAATCATATAGGTGAGTGGGCTGTGTGTAATTTTTTATTGATTTTATTTTTATTTTATTCACTTTATTATTCCTTTAATCTTATCGAAAATAGTTGGATAATTTTTTACTATTTCAATGTTTAAGAAATTTAATAAATTATCTTCATTAATCCATATAAATTTGATGTTATTAGTCTTACAATATTTAATTACCTCATTCATTTTATATTTTTGTATTTTATATAAATTTCTTGGTTTTAATTCATATAATGTATTAGTGTTTGGTAAATAAAAATCAGAAATATATATGTGGGATTTACCAAGCTTATCACGATATAAAATTCTCAACTTCTCATACGATTTTTCATAATTTATATTGTTAGATACAAAAAATGCAGCTTCCCAAGAACTCCTAAACTTATACTCTATATTATTAATTACTATTTTTTGCTCAAAGTGAGTAAACCTATTTTGAGTCTTAGGAGTAAATTTACCACTTAAAATTAAGTTTTTAATTATTTTAGATTGTTTATTCTTTTGATCATCACTACACCTATATTTATCGGGGTTAATTTTTTTGTATTGTAAATAATGATCCCTGTTACAAAACTTTTTATGTGTTTCTTTAATAAGATCTGATTTCACTTCTGAAAAGTCGGCACATAATAAACACCTACTGATGAAATTCGGAAAATACTTTTCTATATATGAATTGATATCTATATTATGAATAAAGCAGTGTTTTTTTAAAATGTTTGATCTTGATCTAAGTGGTATAATAAACCCGGTAACTGGACATGTTAAGTATTTAATTTTTAGTATTGAGTAATCGTCATAATATTTGTAAATTTTATTAATTAACACATAGTCCGATGTATATTCGGTTCTTATCTTAGTCATCGCATCCACATGAGATATTCCATCTATTCTAAAAACCTGATATAGATTGTTTATCTCTTGAGGAGTAAACTGTTTAGAACTTATAATGTATTTTCTACGTGCTTTTTCAACACATTTAGAATTATGACAATATTTTCTATTAATAAAAATATCTGTTAAGAATGATGAATTACAATATATACAATCTTTATATGTGTAAAAACATTCTTTAGAAATACGTCTTCGTAAAAAGGATCGTAGAGTTAGCTTTCCAGTACGTATCCCTGTAAAGGGTTCTATTATATTTATCTTTTTAAAATTGTTTATATAAAAATTTGAATTTTGTATGATATATTTATAAAAATCACTGTCCTTATTCAACTTGTTCAAAACACGTTTCTTTCCCAACATTTTATTGGAATCAACAACGCTTCTATGTATACACTCATTTGAATTACATCTATCCAAATATCCTTTAAAAAAACTAATAAACATACACTTAAATCCACAATATTTGCACTTTGGTGCATCCATACCGTGCTCCAATAAGTATGCAACTTCAACAGTTTTAAATTTATTTCTTAATAAATTTGTTATACTTCTATTTGATTCAATTTTTTTTCCTAATATTTTTACAAACACATCTTTCTCCAATAGGTTTCTTAATTATATATATAGGTATGATCTAGAAAAATCACACTTTGTATAAAATTATGTCATAATGTGCATGTGTTTGTTCAAATTAGATGCTTTAACCATTATAATTTCGCCGGTCTCATTTTCAATATACCATCCATGTGTTTTTGAACATATAACAATTTCACCGGTTTCTAATTCTATTTCTAAACAATCATCGCTGATGCCTTTATCAATTAAATTAAAAGGCATATATTCTATTCTATTTTTCTTAATATTAAAAGACTTCACTAAATCTCCAGAATCATCTAAATCCTTAATTTTTATTAAAACTTCTTTACCGCATCTAAGAACAGAAACTGGAGTATTCTCATCTAAACATTCATCCAATATAATTATTTTTATTGTACTATTCATAGAAATAGAGATAGCAAAATTTTTAATTTTGTTTCTAACGGTTTCAATATTATTTTCATCAGAAGCATTTATATATAAATAGTCATCTGGAGATATAGTCTTTGCTAATATTTTTGAGATGGAAGTTTTTCCACATCCCTGTGGGCCAACCAATAATAAATGAGGTATATCCTTTTCTTTTATATATAATTTAAATTTATCTATAATGGGTTTATTACCCACAAATTCATCTAAATTATTAGGTCTATATTTTTCTGCGAACAGACTATTAATTTTTAATTCCATTATACACCTTATTTTTGTAATGCTACTAATTGATAATTTGTATCTATTTTATCATCTTCATGTTTAAATATTAATTCTAACATTCCAACTTTAAATATTTTAATTTTACACATTGTAAAGCCCTTATTAGTGTCAATTATAGATTTAAATCTTTTAGAATTAAAGTTTAACATAGGAATATCTAAAGTAACTTCTTCAGATTTTATATCAATATTAAATGTATGAGTCTTTTGTTCTGACAAATTGCTTTCATCTACATCAACCGTACTACCTTCTCTCATAGAAAATATTATTTTAGATTCTAATTCATCTGCAATTATTCCAAAAATTTCACACCTAGTAAAAGACGAAAGTGCCTTTGTAAACTTTGTTAATATATCTTCTGTTTCATATATAGTTATAAAATCTTTAGGATAAGTTACATTTTTTACACGTCGACCTAAACTTTTATCTGCTAATACATATTTAAGTTTAGAATTACCATCTTTAAAATTTAACGCAATTGGAGATATTGTTACATCAAAATTATTGTCATCTAAAACAGAAAGCATTTTTATTAAAGGATCTGTTTCATAAATAACGAATTCTAAATCCTCATGATCTACATTCTCACAGTTAACTTCTCCTCTAAGGGATTCATCATCTATTATAAATTTAACATTTAATATATTATCTTTAATGGTCCATAAAACCGTCTGGACTTCTCCACCTAGATTATACTTTCTTATAAAGCTTAATAATCTGTTTTTAGTAATATTCATTATAACCTCTGATTAAATATTGAAAAATTGTTTAGCTAACTTTTTGTATCTACTTGGAAATTTCCACTGAAGTGCTGCATATATATTTTCTATTTTAGATTTTAATTCACTTTCATATATACGTTGCCTATCAATATATGTATTTACAAAATCTAAAATTTCCTTTGGATCATCATATCCTCTGAATGCAATCTTATCTAAACCAAAATTATTATTTTTTAGATAACACCACTTAATCTTTTCTCCATTTTTAATCGGACTAATAGAATTATCTAAACCATAATACTTTAATAAATCATTAAAAGCAATTGCAGCTCTTACATGTGCAGGAGTAGCTTTCTTTATAGCAGAAAATATTCTATCTGCATAATAACCACTTACTTCATCTGTATATTTTACTATATCCGTTATTGAGGTATTTTTAGATACTTCGTTTATAGTAAATGAATTCAATTTGTTTTCCATCTTAACTATATCATCATCAATTTTATCCTGTGACTCTTTATCTAATATAGATATTAACATTTTTTCTAAAAATCCTTTAAATGCTGGAGGAAAACTAGACCTCACAGTATCTAATCCCTTAACTTCTAATTTATCAACTAATATTCCTTCTCTATTTACAACCTTTAATGCATATCGTTTCTTTGCAGTCCATAACCCAGACTTACAAATTAATTCTTGTTTTATATTAAATCTATGTCCTGTCGTTATATTTAATATTTCTTTAGCAAAGTCATCATATGAATCATTTATATACTTTTGTACATCACTAACTATATGAGATACTGCATCTGTAGCAAGTTTTTCATTTGAATAATCCAAATTAGGATATAAATATTTAAGTAATGGAGATGCTGAGAAATATACTGAATTATGTACTAAAATATTATTTGCAAAAAACGTATGTGGACTATCATCCATGCCCACATCAAAAACAACTTCTTTCTTTATTCCTAAATCTATAATCTCGTCTACTTCATCTATGTCATACTTTAATTTAATAATTTTATCACCTTTTTTTAATTTATTTGGTTTGATTTCCTTTAATTTTTTAGTCGATTCATCTAAAATCATTAAAGAATGATCTTCTGTAATGTCTACAAATTTACCTGATTTTGTTTTAATTCTAAACATTCTCTTGTTAATAATGTGTTTTTCAATATATTTCACCTTACCATATGATATTTCTTTATTATCTTCATCATAGTAGGGTAAAACTAAATTGTCTGGGAATATAAATTTTCTGTTAGAGATATCGGAATAGATATCGCATTCTCCTCTAATAGTTAAGTTATCAAAACACTGTAATAATGTAATTTTACCATATAAATTAGTATCAATAACACTGTCTTTTCCAACAGAATCGGTGTCTCCGGCTAAACAATAATTATTATTAGTTTTCAAAACATTATTAAAATATTCATCTCCTTTTTTCTCGGAAAATTTTATAATAGATCTACCTGTTTCCGTAACAGATGCGGCATTATCTAAATCATAAAATCTAAAAATAGGTAACCCTAGTACACCATAGAGTGAATTTAATAATACTTTTTGTATATTTTGGAGTCTGTCATAGAAATCATACTTGTCTTTTTTATTATCTTTACCAAATTTCTTCATTAGATTTTTATATTCTACTCTTTCATCGAACCACTTAGATAATATTTTCGGAATAACTCCTTCTCTTTGATGCGTTGATTGGTAGATAATTCCATTTGATGATATATAATATTTAGAAACTTCTAAAAAATCCCATAAGTCTTTAGTATCTACATCCGCTTCAACATTTTTTATAAAATTAAAAACTTTCCAAGTTCTCTGTTTTCTACTTGTAAATTCATTTGCATTCCAATCTAATATTTTACCAACCTTTGTTTCAGGAGATATATTCAGTGACATAATAATTGATGGATATAAAGATGTTAAATCTAAATCAAACACCCATTCATGAAATCCTACTTTTGGATCTTTAACATATGCACCTATAAAACTAACATCTCTAGTTAAAGTTCTATTTGGTTTATTTGGTGCAACTAAGTTTTTAGATTTTAAATCACATAAAATTGCACCTTCTAGATAACGAGAAGAATAAAATATATCCTCATATGGAATCCTGCCTTTATGAGAAATACCTACTACTAAATCTATAAATTTTTTCTTTTTATCTATTTCTAAAACCAATTCAACATCATTTATATTATACTCAATAAATTTATGGATATCCTTTTCATATAATTCTTGTAGAGAACAATCAAATCCAGTTTTACCTCTTCCAATTTCTTTCTTAGCTATTGAATCCAACCTATATGATGCTTCTTCTGAGAATGTAAACTTTTTATAGATACTTAAATAATCTATAATTGATATTCCTGCTATAATATATCTTTTTTTAAATTCGGAATATCTAATTATATTTATTGGTGACAATGTTTTAACAATCGCCTCACCTAACATACCTGCTATTCTATTAATTAAATATGGTATATCAAAGAATTCTATGTTCCATCCTGTTAATATTGTTGGTTTAATTAATACTATCAAATTTATGAATTCCTGAAGCATCTGACTTTCAGAAATACAAGCTTTAAGTATTACATTATTCCCTTTTGAATCTGTAAATATTTTACTATCATCTATTTTATTATCAAGATCTAATATAAAAGAATAATATTTATCGTTTTTGCTTTCATGAATACTTATTCCAGTAACAGCATTTTCAGCCTTATATACATCTGGTAGCGAATGAGATGTCTCAACTTCAATATCTAATATAACAATATTATTGTCTGGATATAAGTTATCAGGTGAATCATAATATACATCTATTAAAGTTCTCATCTCTGGAGATAAATCTGATTCATATAATTTATCTTCCATATTATTATTCCAACTTGTAATTTTTTTCACTTTAGTACCAAAGATGGTAGAAAAGTCACCTTCAGCATCTTCTATATATGCATATTTTTTATATGGGAATGACCTATATCCAAATTTGTCGTCCCATAAGGATATTCTATTACGCTCTCTATCATAATATATATTCGTATACATTAAATTTTTACTCTAATGAATTTTTTACAACATAGTAAATTTTCTATTTCGGCCTGTCTATTACTATCAGATTCTCTTAAATTTCCATTTTTATCAAAATGATGCTTTTCATCAATTTCTATAACAACGTTTTTATCTTTATCATACCCATCTACCCAATAACCCAATTCTTTAATATAAAATTCTCCACCGTTTAGAGCATGTTGGAATGAATAGCCGTTAGTTTTACCATATTCATCTATTATTTTGCATGCTTCTGGATTAAAGAATGCTGGACTAATACAATTAAATTTATCCTTCAATCTCGTGTGAAGTTTTAATCTGATTTTCTTTATTTTTTCTATCTGTTTTTTATCTGCTTCCTCTTTACCATATTTAATTAACCAACTATCATACATACTACTTCCATACATTCCAAAGTTTTTTCCAGACTCGATCATCTTTAATCTTGCAATTCTAATATTATTTTTCCACTCATCAGTAAATTTTCTACCTTTAAATATAATAGATAATTTTTTCTTCGTTTCATTTGAACATTTTCTACAGATATTATATGCATTACTATAGGAACAACAACTATGACATGTAGAATTTTTTTCTAATGCTATATAATATTTTTGTTTACTTTTATATTTTAAATTTACTCTACAACCTGGATTATCTTTAGGATTAGGACATATTCTTTCATAGACTAATTTATTGGGAGATTTACTCATTGAACAACTTTTACACATAGTATTTCTACGTAAAGCACCTAGATATCCCTTTTTAGTTGTATAATTTAATATACATTTACATCTAGGATTATTATTTGGATTCGGACATTTTCTTATTAATTTTAATTCCATCTTTTTTCTCTATATATTCCACAATCATATTAGAAACAAATCTAGTTATTTTTAATCCAATCTTATTACAGTATTTCTTCAGTATTTCATAAGATAGATCATCAATTTTAATTGTTTTCATAATATGTTCTTTATAATATATAGGAAAAGTGTAAAAAAATACACTTTATTTATAACTTTTATTTTAGTGAGGTTTGTTATTAATAAATATAAAATGAATTTCTATGAAGTTAAACAGATTGAACAGAATTTCTCCACCAAACTGGAAACATAGAAATATTATTTTTATAAAAAAATTCAAAATCTTTATCCAGGATATATGTTATGGAATAATCATCTACATTTCTTATTGAGCGTCCGGATGCCTGTATTATAGTTTTTATTGTTTCCCAATTATACCAATTCTTAATTCGTTTCATCTTCTCTATTACAAACTTATCTCCTAAATATGGAAATGGTACTTTCACTATTATTTGAAACCTAGATAGATTATCAAATAGATCAATTCCTTCTGTCAGGGAAGGGGAAAGCAATATAGTAGGTTCTTTAGAATTTAAATGAAAATTATAAACTTCCATTCTATTAGAAGAATCATGTAATAGAAATCTTTTAGTTTTAATGTGATCATATATATATTTTGCATTTTTATAGGTATGGGAAAAAATTATTCCTTTATCTCTTTTATGATCTTCTGAAAAAATTATATCTTTTATAACAACTACCATCTTTGGCAATGTCTCATCTATATTTTTATAACTCATTGAACCTACATTAATATAAAATATAGGTCTATTTTTCAGTTCAAATGGAGATTCCAGTGAAACAAATTCTGCATTGTGTTCTGGAATTCCAACATTCCTACAGAATGTTTCTTTATCTAAAAGAGTTCCGCTCATTAATAGTATTTTTTCACCCATACAAAATAATTGATTATAAGAATATCTAGAAGAGAATATAGGCTTCAGAGATATTTCATCATAAGCAGAATTTATACTCATTACCCATTCATCTTTATTAAATCTTTCTACACACCTATTAAGTTGACACATATATCTATCTATATCATCAAATCTCTTAACTAAATTTCTACCCTCTGGAGTACCTAAGATTGTATTCTTATCAGATGCTTTTATATCATTTGATATTTTATTCTTTAAAATTGTTAAAGGAGGTAGCAGTTCTGTTTTTATCCACAATACTACTTCCTGAATGCTTTTAGAAGTGCCGACCCATAGTATACCATAATCTAATATTATATATTTATTAAGCTTTATTGAAACGAAGTTGGTAATGCTTTCATCTACTACGTGACATTCATCTACAATTAACAATTTTCTCTGTGATATTTCTCCATGTCCATATTCTACGTGATTTATAAAAAATGAAATATTAGTTAGTGATATATTACCTTCTAAGAATTTTTTTTTATCTTTTAGATATACACAATTACAATATGTACCTTTAAATATTGAATTCATCCAAAGACCTAACTGACAAGATACTCCAACTCTTTTAACACACTCATAATTACTTTTAGACCAAACACTTGGTAACCAACTAAAATCTTTTTGATACTGCTGTTGTAAAATTTTTTGTGTTGTCAGTATCCAAGATGTTTTATTAAAAATAGAATTAGACACACCTATATTTTCAAAATATTTGGATATTGTTATTGCAATCGCGGATTTTCCTGAACCAGGAGGTCCATTTAAAAGAAAGTACCTTATGTTGGAATTAACAAAAGAATTTAAAATTAAATTAATTGACTTTTCTTGAATTGGCCTTATCTCAGGATATGGAAAATATTGTTTCCAGTCTTTTGTAGTAACCATAAACTCTATTCACTCAGTAGTTCTATTTTTCTAATAGGATATAATATAACCATTTTAGTTCCTTATTTTGTAATCTTATAATACTCTGTGTCTTGATACAATTGATTCTCAATTTTATTTACAAATTCTTGAGCAATTTTTTGGATATCCTTTTTATTATAATCCTTATTATCTAATGCTTCGATTGTAAATGTATGGGAAAACGTATATTTATTTTTTCTATTTGGATTCAATGCCTTATCTGTTGTATCTGAAAGATAGGTAATATAATCAACTTTAAAATTATCTACTGCTATACTCTTACCTTTTATCCAAATTCCTCTTTCTGAAAACATAGGCTGAATATGTTCAGTATAAAACGAATTAAAATCTGCCTTTTTAGGATTGTCAGGATCTGTATAATCTAATTTTATTTTATTTAGATCGAAGACCACATTATATTTAAAGTCGATATCAAATATTGCAGGTTTTATTTGATATGACCAATGATAAAATGCTCTAGTTTTCTTAGAAATCAGGGGACCACCTTTTGAAACACTTTCTGCTTCATCTAATTTTACTAATTTTATTAGTTTTTTAGGTTCTATTTTATGTTTAAGAGTTTTAAAATAAACAGAAAAACCTGAGTCTAATATCTTCTTATTTTTCATATTATAATATATCCTTTTTTCAATTTAAAGTTAACAGTTTTTATTATAAATATAGAAATTCTAAAATTTAAAAACATTTAGCCCATCCACATTGTAAGTTTGTACATGTAGTACACCCTGTTTCGTCATATATAACAGAAGAACAACACTGAGGACATTGAATTCCAGTTACTTCTCCTGCCTTTATATATTTCTTCAATACGCGAGCAGCTGCAATTGTTAATGATTGTAAATCTTCTGCAGATTTACTTAATTGTTCTACCAAAAATCTAATGGGTACGCCGTGTCTAAGCGCAGTAGAAACCATCCTAAACAATTCTGCTTCTACAGGTTTAAAATATCCGGAGAAATCTTCTACTGAAATATCTTCACCTATATCTAATTTATATTGACCGCGTTTAACCTTTTCAATTATACCTTTCTTATGAACAAATTTAAAATTTAATCCATTCATTTTACCGCAAAAAATTTCATATGGGGCTCCATTTAATAAACCAATAGCAACAATAAATTTTTCAGTTTTAACTGTAATATTATAAATATCTGCTGGTAATTTTTTAAGCCTCTTCGGAGCTGAACTAGCTTTAATAAAATCTAATGACATGTTCAATTCTTGCAATTCCCCTTCAGTAAAGTTCTGTGGTGTTATAATGGTATTTTCTGATAATAATTTATTCGCTAATTCTTTAAATGGAACATAAGAAATAATCCCATACATTTTTCTATCAGGAAATGCAGCAATAGATTTTACTCCACCTTCATGTGCTTTTAATATAAACTCATATACATCTTTAGGGTTGCTACTCTCCGGTAACATGTATGTTACTGAGATAGAAGAATCAACTGACTTCATTGCTCTAATCATTAAATCTAATTTATTTAATGGATTTATTTCAGTTGCAGATTTAAAATGTATGTCTAATTTAGATTTATTTTCATCTATGAATTGTGCTATTGGTATACCATATTTTCCATCCCACGTATCTTTAATAGTGTCTGATTTCATTGGAATAGGAATTCCTGCTGTGTCAAATGCTTCTCTCACAATATAAGGAACTATGAAATAATATTCATATTTACCACTTATTCTTGTTCTCTTCCAATAATATATTCCAAATGATGGCTCGACTCCATAACCCATACCCATATGTCTGAACATAAGACTTAGAGTGCCACATGGAGCTATGGTGGAAACAGTAACATTTCTCATAGTATTAAATGTTAATTCTGGCCATCTCTTAATAAGTTGTTTTATAAATTTAGATTTAAGTATTTTTTCTTTATCAAATAATTTAAAATTTCCTTTTTCCTTACCTAAATTAACAGTAGATAAGTATAAGCTAAAATTATAAACATCTAAAAATTCCTCTACTTTTTCATTTGCTATCTTACTTCCGTATTCCAAATTTAATTTAAATAACCACCCACCGATATTTGTAACCCCTGCACCTGTTCTTCTTAGCATTTCATTTGAAAGTCTTTGATGAGGAGTTGCATAAGTATGATAAACCAATTCACATGAAACAACATTATCTAAAAATCTATTTATAGATTCTCCTATTAAAATTAACTGAGGTCTATATGTTGATGAATTTGTTTCGAATTTCTCCATATTTATTGACGCTAAGAAACATCCTCCGTCTCGGTTTAGGTATTGTTCAGAATTGTGTATGACTATTCCATCATTAACAATAAAATTATTATTGTCTTTGATCTCTATATCATATAACCTTTTTATTTTATCACATATTTCTATAGATAATAGTTTACCCATTATTTATCTCCAGTTTCAGATTGTCCAAGTTTCCAAAATATTTATTAATAATATTAATATTCAACCCAAAGGTATTTGGAATTAATTTATTATTTTTATACTTATCTATCAACGTACTCATACTATTCAAATTTATATCTTCATTCATTATTTTCATATAACCCAGTATTCGTTTTCTATATGTTTTTTTTGCAATATCCGCATAATCGACATACTTTCTTTTACCTATTCTCCATGTATATTTTTGTTCACAACTTCCAGAACATGTTAATCTCTTAGATGATTTTCTTTTTTTAAACTTTGATTCACATATAATACAATTACAATTTATAATAGGATCTAATATGTTTTTTAATTCTAATCTTTTTATTTTTTCTATCTTTCTTAATTTTCTATATTTTTTCTTTACATGATCTGATTTACTACTATTCCAAAATGCCTTTATATTTTCTGAATGTTTTCTTTTTGTGGTGGGGTCCTTCATATATTCTCTAGTTTTATTTCCTATTTTGTTCTTTGTTTCTTCTGTATGGTGCATTCCATACATTGGATTATGTATACCAGAAAGTATGATACTTGAATTTATACTACTCTGCCTCCACACATTCATATCATCAACTGAACAGAATATATAATTTTTTCTTAAATCCTTTCCTGTTATTAATTCATACTCTACGTTTATATTCTTAAAATACGGAATATAATCTAAATATCTTTTAAAATCATCTTCAGAGTTTTTTAACTCTATTATTTTTATCAAGTTTTTAAATATATTATCTGAATATATAAAAAAATCTGGTTTATAATTTTCTTTGTTAATCCTAAATATTGTTTGTTCTGTTAAGAAAGGAATTTTATTAAAATCTAATTCTTTAGCGAAAACAAATTCTTGTAAAGATCGTAAGAACACATTTTTATTATATTTAGTGGTATACCAACCACTATATCCTCTTCCTAAACTATAGTTTCCTCTTTTTATTCTACCTTTCATCCTTATACAATTATTCATAATAAATCTCCTATTAAGTATTGTTTATTATAAATATAGAAGTCTATAATAAATGAACAGTATTTTATTTATAAATTACTATGTTATCATCTTTAGACAAACTAATAGCTTTTACAAATCCTCTATTCTCTGTTAATATAGGATGATCAGATGAGCACTCTATTCTATAAATTTTTCCTTCTTCTTCTATTTCTAAATTAACAGTAACATCATTTCTATGTTGATATACATTTGATATAGGTTTAAACTCATATAATTTTTCTTTAATATTATAGCTCATTCCTAATAATGTTTCTTTTTTATTAATCATTGTATCATAAATCTGTTCCATCGTTAACCATCCCTTGTCAGTCATCACCTTCGTTTCTTCTACTACACAACAGGCATTTGTAGAAATAATTCTAGGATCGAATTCTTTATTTTCTGGATCATAAAAAACGTCTGAGTTTGAGTACTCTCTGGCTATGTCAATATTTTGAATTCCTGGTTCTGCATTGTTACTCATATTTTCGGCAATCAATTCTAAAAGCTTTCTAGCATTAACCGTTTTTCTTATAACCTGTTCTTTTTTATCGTGCGTGGCAATTCTATACCAAGACTTAACTTCTTTATCCCATAAACAATCTATGTCTATAGAATGTATATCCAAATATATTTTGTCACCTTTTTTAGTTTTAGATACCTTAAAATATAATTCCCAATCTTCATTCTTTTCTGCTGCTTCGTAAAATTTATTTGTAATTTGAACGCTAATGTTAGCATTTTGAATTGTAGTGTAATCAGATTTAACAGTTATAAATTTTTCTATATCTGGGTGGGAACAAGATAATGAGAAAAGCATTGCCGGCCTGCGTCCGTTTTGCCCTACACAATATGCCATACTATCTAACCACTGTAGCCAGTGTAATACTCCAGTACTAGTATTAGCAGAATTTAAAACTGAGGATCCTTCTGGACGAAGTCGTGAACCATCGATTCCTGATCCTTGACGATATGCAGCAGCTTTTGCTAATGTATAACCTGTATTTTTTATTATAGATTCTAAATTATCCCATTCCTTATTATCATCTAGGACACCCATTGAAATTGTAGTACAATTAGATAATGAAATTTTTCTACCAGAACCTGCTCCTTGCATTATACTCCCAGCAGGATGCCACCAATCATTATAAATTTCATCGAACCATTTTTCACTCCAATATTTTTTAAGTTCTTCTGTAGCCTCAACAGATGCTACAAAATCACATACTCGTTTGAGGGCTTTTACGTAAGTTTCTTCTGGATAGGCTGCATATTTTTTATTATAAGCATCAATAGAAAATTGATTTCCATTGAAATATTCTTCATTGGTAATATTTTTTACATCTTCAAACTTTATCATTAAAACTTCTCCAGTTAGGTGGTATTTATAATTTAAAAGTTATTAATTAATTTAAAATAGATTTAAAGTTTTAAAGTTTTAAAGTTTTAAAGTTTTAAAGTTTTAAAGTTTTAAAGTATAAATACAGTATTTATAATATGGCTAGCTATTAAAGGGTACCTTTAATAAGGATATCTAATATATTTTTAGATTCAATAACGCGTTATGTGCACATATAATAATTAGTAGTCGAATTTCTTTTTTACTAAAAAATTTTAAAATATTTTTTATTTTTTTCTTTTTTTGTCAGAAAACAATCTTTCTCTTATTAAACTCTTTATATTATCATCTTTATTCATCTGACCTTTAGTTTCTTTGCCTAGTAAAGATGATGGATCATGAATTACAGAATTTCCATTTGAAACATCAAATTTTGCAGGACATATTATTTTATCAACTCCAAATCTGTTTTTTATTATAAAAATTCTAGCAGTTTTATGCATTGCATCCTCTATTTTACGTGAAATAGAAAATATAAAATCTCCTGTCATTATTTTACTGTAATCTTCTGCAATTTGTTCTCCTGAAATAAACTCTGTTGAGGAACCAGAATTATGCACATATATATCATTTGCAAAAAACATATGCGTTTTTTCTACTTCAATATCTATTGTTGGCAAATCTCCTACTAATTCTATAGACTCTATTTCATCTATTATAAAGTCCCCCTTCTTTAACCTATGTTTCATTTATATTTTCCTTTATAAATTCAATACAATTATCAAGTATTAATTCTTCGTTTAAACTATAATCTTTTTCTTTAATTCTCAATACTTCATATCCTTTGCTAATCAATTTTTCTTCTCTGAGTTTATCTGCTATAATTGTAGTTTCTCTGCTGTGCCAATAATCACCATCAAATTCTATTACAACATTGCACAACTTAAAATCTGGATAAAAGATATCATAATCATTTATGTAGTATATTTTTTCTTCTCCACCAAATTCAGCAAATCTACAATATTGCTGGGTGATTTGAGGTAGTAAATTATAAATTGACCAAAATAGTTCCTGAGAAACTTTACTATAATATGTCGATCGATGGCTTCTTTTTAATTTTTCTAAGTATTTTTTAAATTTTTTGTTTCCTTTTTTATCTCCATATCTACTTATAAAAGAAGTTAATGATGTTTTATTCATTGAAGCTATATAATTTTGCCACTCTATTTCTCCTTGTTCTTTCCCGTATGTATCAATATAATATTGCTTAGAGAATCTATACTTCTGTTTTCCTATAATAAAATTGTATTTTTTAGTTCCTTCCTCTTTTCCTAATCTATTTACCCAAAAATTCAGAGATTTGGTATTTGATGGTTTATGATATTGTTTATTTTCTTTATAACTATGTTTCCATTTTTTTAAATATGAATTCCATTTATCTGTTCCTTCTTCAATTCCATATTTATTTATCATTATATGTTTACCAATACATGCCTTCTTACGTGATAATTCATTAGCTTTATCTATTCCGTGCTTTTTTGCATATTTTTCTTTAGTTACACTAATACCTTTTCTTCTTTCTAACCACAATGTATGTCCATTGCTTTTTCCATATCTGGTTACGAAAGAATCTAGTGAACAAGAATCATGCTTTAAAATATTTTTAATTTTAATAAACCTGTTTTTCCAAGTAGGATCAAATTCTACATCATACTTTATAAAGTTTTCTATTATATATCTATTTGATGATATATATTTTTATCAAATGAATTTAATATGTCTACCAGTTGCTGTTTTTGTTTGTTAGTTAATCTATATGTTTTAATGTTTTTGAATTTTGTAAAATCATCGAATGATATTGTTTCCATGTATTTTCCTATTTTATTATAATAATATATAGAAAAATAAAAAATTCTTATGAACTAGGTGTCAATTTTTGCTTTTTAATAAATAATTTATCACCTGGAACTAGACCACTATCAATTGATTTGAACTTATTGTATTGAACTGGAAATAAATGCTTAGCAGAAACCAAAATTTCTTTTCCTCCCTTTGTTTTGATTTTATAAACGGGTTGTTTTTCTATAGGATATATAAATGTTACTTTTTTAAACCCAGCATGCGTTAATATTTTATCTCCTACAGTAATATTTACTATTTTTATAGTACCCTTATCACATGTTATAACATTTGTATCTAAAAATAGACAACGGTTTGCCTGACTTCCAGTCCAAATTGGTACCTGAAGTTCACCAGCCATTCCTCTTAGTTCCTCATATATGTTACCTAATTCTAATCGTTTGTCTTTGTAAAATTTTTCTGGCTTAAGTAAATCAGCATAATCTACTACAATTAAGTCAGGGTTTAACCCCATGGATTTATATTTTTTAACATGTGTAATTAGAGTATTAATAGATGCACGTTTTGTTGGGTATTTCTTTATACATAGTGTTGCATTTTTATTCTTATATACAGTAATTTTACTATCTATTTCACTTAAACTATATTTTAAATCCATACTCGGTATACCAGTAAATAAAGAATAATATCTTCTTGCAATCATTATATCATCTAGTTCTAATGTATAATGGATTATGTTTAATCCTAATTTTAAACCATGCGACCCAACATTGCATAAAAACCATGATTTTCCCGCTCCCGGTCCTCCAACTATTATTGATAAATCCCCAGGTGCCAAGCCTCCTTCTGTCATATCATTTATTATGTCCCATGGAGTTGATATAGTTTTTCTCTTAAGTTGATTCATTACAGTGTCTGCTGTTTTGTCTAATAACATAAGACCTAAATCTCTACTTTGTCCTACTTTTTCTGCATCTTCGAATCTTTTTCTAATCGCAGAATAATTTCCTTTTTTATAATCATCTAAGGATTGATAAAATGTAATCTTGTAGTGCTGATTGATACAGAACTGAATAAAGTTTTCCTTTATATATTGCAGGTCTTGTGCATCTTTATAATCAAGCGCATCTGATAATCTCTTTATGATTTCTTCTTTAAATAAATCATTTGTTTCTTTTTCTAGTTCACATTTAAATACATCTAAAGTAGGGGGTACTTTAAACACCTCAAAGTGCTGTTTGATTATTTTTACAATCCATTGATTCGCTTCAGATTCAAAATATTCTGTAAATAAAACATCTTCTATCTGTTCTAAAAATGGCCCATCAGTAAGCAAAGAATAAATCGTTTTCGATTGATATGATTGACCAAAATTTGCAAGATTATCTACTTCCACTTAGATGTTACCATTCTTTAATTTCTACAAATTTACAATTTAAAAAGTAATAAAATTATTTATTTTTCATCGCGAAAAAGTTCAAACGGGCAAAATTTAAATTTACCCATGAGTTTATGTTCGGAAATGAAGACCAAAGTTTGTCCTCTAATACTAGTTCTTGAATACTATGGTGATCTAGTTTATGAGGTTTAGAATTGAACTTATCTAAAATATGTAAAGCAGCTGATTTGCTTATATTACCTCCAGCGAGCCTCATAAGTATGTAATTTAATTCATATTGTTTACTATTATCTAGAAGTATTCTGCATAATCTGGAGCTATCCTGGTGCTCCTGAGCATACTTTAATACATCAGTTGTACTATATTGGGTTGTTTCAGTTAATAAAGGAAAATTTTTAATTCCTGTCTTTTTTCCTATACCTTTTATCTTTGGTAAGTTATCACTACTGTCACCGTTCATAGCCTTAAATAATAAAAAATTATATGGCTGAATATTAAATTCATTTATAATATCATTATATTCAGTCATTTTCTTTTTAACTGGATTCCAAATTTTTATTTTTTTATCTACTAGTTGATAAAAATCTTTATCTGAAGACATTATAAATAAACTTTCAGTATCATCATTTTCTCTGCATAACTCACATATATATCCTATTGTGTCATCTGCTTCGATATTATCTACTGAAATTACTGTACATGGTAGTTGACTTAAATATTTTATAACCCTCATTAATTGATACATCATCTGTTTAGATTCTTCTGCATCATCTGCCCAATTATGGGTTCTATTTAAACGAACGCCTCGTCCTCTATTCTGTTTATATTGTGGATATAGTTTTCTCCTACGCAAGGAGCCGCCCTTCCCATCGAAAGTAACTATTAGTCTAGTTGGTCGAAGCGTCCGAATTGCTAAACCCAACGTCTGTAAAAATCCAACAATTCCTCCAACGTGAGTTCCGTCTTCATTAACAGTTGGCATAATGACCCAAATTCTAATATAATTATTTAAACCATCTACTAGTAATATTCTAGAATTTATGTTTTGTGAACTTAAACCTCTATTGTCTTTTTCTATTTCATCTAAAATAGCTCTAAACTTATCCTTCATCTTCTTCATCGCCTATATACTTCAGCTCTTCTTTATCCATAGGAATAAGTTGAGACCTGTTCTTATATTTTAGAAGAATATTGTCAACTAATTTTGTATATAAGTATTCCTTTTTTTCCGAATTTTTTAATATTTTTTCTTCAAACGACGGTAGTTGGAAAAAGTGCTCAGGTTGATTTTCATCAGTATCTAACATGTTCCATCCCTTCACTTCTTTCATTTTTTTACCAACATCATCCAATTTTTTTGCAGGAATTATTATTTTATATCGTTTTCCTTCTTCAAACCAAGTTGAAATAGGATCTAGTCCTCTATCAAAATAAATATCAAAGTTACATGAATTATACATTGAACCAAATCTGCTCTTTTTTACAGTACAGTTTACCTTAATACCAACAGTTTTGTCCTTCAATTTTATCTGAGATAACATTTTTAATCTAAGTCTGAGTGATGCATGAAATCCAATAGCTTTACCTCCGGATGTTGTGAGAGGATCTCCCCAAAGTACCCCGAGCTTGGTTCTTAATTGATTAGTAAACACAAGCGCAATTCTATATTTTGCAATCGTATGAGTTATTTTTCTCATTGCTTGTCCAATGATAATTGCTTTTTGAGTCTTATAACCTGCTTTGTCCCAGCCCGCTTCATCTTCTGTTTTATCCGTTGCGCCCATTATAGAATCAACTGCTATGGTAATAAGTTTATTAGAGTCATCTTTTCTAACCTTTTCTATAATACTCTCAATTATTTCAAATACATCTTCTATTAAATTTGTATTTACATAAATTAATTTATTTAGATCCACGCCTATAATTTTTAAAAAATCTCTATCAATCGCATCTTCAGTATCTATTAATACGGCAATTCCATCTTTTTTCTGAGTTTCTGCTAATATGTGACCGATTAACAAAGATTTTCCAGAATTATGATTAAGTATTCCATTACCGAAATAGCACTGTTCTAAATGTTCTACACCTATATCAACTATATTATGTTTTCCTACATATTCTATTTTCTTAACAAGATGGTACCCACCATCATCACACAACAAACTATGTTTATTGACTTTCAGATTTTCGGTTTTAATCCATCCAATATTACTAAAAAACAGATGGGTTGCCGAAACCTTAATCTTATTAAGGTTTTCAAGTTCAATTTCATATGTATCTAGTATTCCTTTAGTAATATAATTCTTAATCTTAGTAAAATCTCCATTTAGAGTTTTCACCCTTACTATTTTGCCCGAATCGAGTAACTTTTTAACATCTTTAATTTTTATTTTTTGTATGTCCATAATTAAACTTCCAATTATAGTTATATAATCTTTCTTTTTGTTTATCTGATAATATCAATTTATTTTCTTTTATTAACAATTCTATAAAATCTTTATTGAAATATTTCCATATTTCATATGAATCTTCTGTAATTATTTTAAATTTAAGGTTAAATATATTACAATAATTTTTGAGAGCTTCTAATTTGTCCACAACTGTTTTACAATTTAATAGAAATTTTGGTTTTATTTCTATTATTGTATTATCAATAACTATATCTGGATTATATGTCTTATTTCCGTTATCATACTCTATTCTATGTTTGGATAATTCAAACCTTACATTATTTTCACATAAATAAATATAAACTAACATCTCTAGACTACTTCTAAAATATATTTTATTATCGTAATAATTTAAATATCCATTGATTCCCCTCCCAGACATAATTGATGGTGATCTTCCATAACTATTACTATCTTTACCCTTTGCAAAATTCTTATTCTTAGGTTGAACATTATTTTATTCAACTATTATATCAATAAGTGTATCCTCAGTTACACATGACTCTAATCCATTAATTTCTGAAATTCGCCCGACTGCAATGCCTCCATTCATTCTATTGCTTATGTGGATATCCAAAATTGGGTCTCCTGTAGAGACCCAATCTATAATAGTTGATGTCGATTCTTCCTCATCTAAAAATGTTGCAAAATAATCAGACTCAGATTCGTTAATCATTTTATAAACTTCGCTAATAAGTTTATCTCTGGTTTCATGCTTAACTACATTTTTTTCAGATTGGTCAGCCTTCTCAGTACTATTTTTTTCTTTCTTCATACGTCAACTCTGGTTATTATATTTTTTTGTTTTTGTTAAATAGTTCGTTAAATGCTGCGCTCGCATCTTTTACTGTTTTTGAAGATTTAACTTCATCTTTTTTTTGCTCTTTAGCTTCAGGTTCTTTTTCATCTTCAGTTCCAGTTTCTTCTCCAGTATCTTCGCTAGCTTTTTCTAACCATTCATTCAACATGTCCTTTAATTCTTCGTAACTTTTCACCTTATATACTTCATTAATATTGGTTTGAGTATTAAGCCACTTCTGAACCAGTTCAGGAGAATCAGCCAATTTGGTTGAATTTCTTTTTGCCTTAATTGATATCTTGCCATAAGTATTTCCAGCTTGTTCTGGAGGAGTATATTCAAGATCAAAATCCACTCCTGTATCAGGATCGAATACATTACCATATTCTGGATCATCCATATATTTTAATATAGCTTCATATATTTCTTTTCCAAACCCCCAATATCTAACACCAGCAGCCTCTTCTCCCCTTACAATAATGGGAACGTAGGTTCTCAGTTTAGGCATTAGTTTTCTACTTAATATAAACGATTCTTTGTCTCGTTCTGCTTTTAATTTTTCAGCAGCTTCTACTACTGGGTCTGGATCACCAAATGAAATAGGGGATATTTCACTGTTTTTGAATATGTCATAATGAAAATATAATTCAATAAACGGATATTCATTGAACTTGTAGGGCAACATCCTAATAACATGTACACCTTTTGGTTTCCATGTTCCAGTTGTTCGCTTGTTTGAATCTTGAAGTGTTTTTAGACGATCTTTGACTTTTTTTAAAAGATCATTTGTTTGACTGGATGTGTTCATAACAATTCTCCTTGTAATTTATTAGTTAATATTTAATAGTTAATAAGTAATTATTATATTTAAATAACTACCATTAGTAATAAATATAAGAAGAATTTCTTTTTATTATAAAAATTTATCAATAAAGTAGAATTTCATTTAACTTTTTCATCCATTTAATTCTACAATTTTCAATAACCTCGTTTTAATTTTTTTAAATTCACCATTATTTGTTACCAACACCATGTTAGAATAATTTTGCCATGGTACTGGAAATTGTTTATCTAATTTTCCATCGTTCAACACGGTAATCAAATAATTTAAAGCATTTATTGTATATAAAGTATTAGTTTGCTTTTTCCTATGTACTCCAATTGTATTTCTAGGTATCTTATCTCCATCTATAGTTTCATGTAAATCTATATTATAACTACAGATTACCTCTTTTTCATTTTCCTCATCTTGTAATATAAATATTTTATCATATAATAATTTATAAGCATTTTGAATTTCTACCAAAGTTTCATCTAATTTTTTTCCTGTTGTAAACGTTATAAGTAACTGACTTTCCATAATTTTTTCCGTTTAATATTTATTTACTACATGATGAAATCTAGTTCCATATTTATTCAATGGTTTTCTAGTTGATGTTCTTATCATACTCGGTGTAAATTCAAGTTTTGCAACTACATTAACACCATCTGATAATTCATGATCTACACTCTTTGTCCTTACATTATATTTTGAATTTTGAAATGCTTGAATTGACACATCATTATTATAAATAGTTTGTAGCATATATCCTAATTGATAATATCTTTTCCATACTTCTTTATTGTGAAGCTTTTTAGAATTATCTGCAACCCAATTATCTCTACCTCTTATATATTTTACATAAGTATCATCTTCTGTCAAATAACTAGAATATTTTTGTTCTAATGTTCTGATTAATTTATCTGCTTCTGTCACGTTATCTTTGTTAATAAGAGAATCATATATATCTACAATTTTCACTAAATTAGTTTGAGTATCTTTAGATTTAAATTTTGTCAATTTAATTTTATTTTCAGATGAAGATGCTCCACCTGTTCCTTTTTTTACACTCCTGTTTTCTAAACTAACAAATATTGAACTTAAATTTTTAGCACCTAGAATATCCTTTATTGTGGGTTGCCTATCAGTAAAAGTTAATATATCTCCTAAGGCAAAATTAGATTCTGATGGAAAATATGCTATTATGTCTCTGTTTAATAATCTCAAATAATCAATTATTTCTGTTAAGTCAGCTGATGTTGAAGTTGTAGATTTATTATTTGATATTTTAAATAATATATCATTTAATTCAGTTTCATATTTATCTTTATCTGTAATATTATTTAATGCGTTTAGTGATTTTGTAATTTCAGTAATTGTTTTATCTTTACCCCCTAGTTCTGTTATTTTATTTAGTAAGATATCTGTAGCTGTTTTTTTAGTAAAAGTTCTACCTTCTGAAGTTGTAACATCACACTTAGGACACACCTTCAACGTATTTAGATTCGCACCACTAAAAATACTACTAAAATTATTTATAATAAAATTGTGTCTTTCAACTCTTAGTTTTAATTCTTTTGTTTTTTGAATTGCTTCTTTCTTACTTAAACCCTGAGAATTCATAAACATCTGAGGTAATTTATTATAATCATAATTTTTAGCATGTTTAACGGTTATATTTCCAATTTGTATACCAGCATCAGTTTTCTTAATAGGTAATTGCTCAGATTCAGTAAAGATTTTATTTGCTGTCATAGACTTTTTACTCATCTTACCTTTTTTACTAAGTGCTCCAGAATCATATAATATTTTTGCCAATGTAGTTGATGCTACATTTCCTTCAAGACCACTAAATATTTTTCTATATTTTAAGTTCACAGATCTTAAATAAAGTTTAGATTTTTCTCCAAGTTTAGCGTTTTCATTATTATGCTCAAGTTTATATTTGTCCACCATCTTTTTTGCTAAATCTTTATTTCTTGTTTTTAATAATACATTTACATCACCAATAAAACTATTTACTATTTTCTGTGTTTCTGGTTCATTTTGTAAAAAACTGGTAGTACTTTTAGTTTTTTCAAGTGCCTTCTGTACTCGTTGAATATGTTCAGGAGTAATAATTTCTTCTTTTGTGTCTATATTCTTTTTTTGTATTGGTTCTTTAGTAATTATTTTTTGTTGACGCTGAACTGTTTTATCTACAGGAGCAATAGTAGATTTATTATTTATAGGTTTTTGTATTCTTGATTTTTCAATTTTAGCTTTTTCTTCAGATGTTGCATCATAATATGTCCCACCTCTAGGACCCTTTTTAACCTTTCTATCCTTAGGAGCTTCTTCTCCTTTTTGTAAATAAACCTTTACTTTTTTTTGAGATGTTGGTGTTGCTTCTGAAACTAATATTAGGTTTCTTATTAATGCTTGGATGCCCTGTTTGGGCCAATTGAAATTTTTTAAAATTTCTATCAGGATAGCTAAGTGGTCATTATTCTTAAAATCGGGGATCCCTACTCTATAAACCAGTTCACTGGCTATTTTATCCAGATCTATAATTGTTGCAAGATCTTTATTCATTTAATAAGCATCTGTTATTTTTTCCATCAACCACAGCACATTTAGTACCATCTTCTTCATCTACAAAAATGGATTCTCTTTATATTCTTTAGCATATGCTAAATCTTTTATACGCATCTAGGGTACCACTGTCTATTCTTTTATACTACTGCACTTGCAGTTACTGATCCATCTACTGAATTAATAAACAATTGCCACTGTGTTCCAGAAACAGATGTAAATATAAGTGAGCCGGATATATCTAATGATCCAGTTACTAATACATTATTAAGTCGTGTTATTTCACCAGATGTTGTTTCTAATGGTATAACTGATAATCCTGCTGAATTAACATATACTATACCGTCGCCTTCTACTTTTCTACCACATAGAGATGCAGTGTGTCCACCCGAACTAAGTAAGGTTGTTACACTAGATATTGCTATATTTTGCAGCCATCCAGATTGGGGTGCAGAAAAAGAACCAACTGGTCCTACACGTGTCCCATCAAGTTCTACCCAAAAGTCTGCATCACAGTCGGTAAACTGAGCCAGTGCATTTACAAATCCATTTTGTTGAATGTTACAAGATTCTACAGTAGTAAATAATGCTTCTGCTAATATTGATGAACTATTAATTCTGGATATAGTTATTGCTGATCCAGTTACAAATGAACCTGATATTATCATTTCCTTTCTCCGTTATGTTTTAAAAATTAGATATTCCAATACAGTTTAGCTGCCTCGAATTTCTCTAATATATTTATTTTTTTAATTGCTAAATTTGCCGCGCTTTTATCTCGTACGTACCACCACTTATTGATATTATTAAAATAAAATTTTCCCGCATGTTCTCTACTGTCCGCCGTCTCCGTTAGTCCGGTTATTTCTTTAAAAATTGATTCATATGGCTTAGTATTACCAATAAATGCCCAAACCATAGGTGCTGGTGTTGATTCATTTCCTTCCCATGCCAATTTATGTTGAACTTTCACTTTTATCATTTTTTATACTCCTTTATTTTTTATCGGTTTATAGTGAGGATGTGCGCCTTTATTTTTTAGATACCACGAAAGTGTCCAAGGATTATCTATATCATCTTTATGTTTTTCATAGCCCCTACAGTACCTGACCAACCTGGAGGAGATACTTCTTCTATATTATCTTCTTCATCGGGATTCTGTTCTATTGGTTCTTCTATATTTTCAACCTCTTCTACATTTTCATCTTGATATTTTTTATATTTTACTGGTTTCCCACCACATCCTTCTAAGAATTTATATACTTCTTCTCTTATTAAATGTTTTAATTCTGATTTTTTCATTTTATTTCCTCCGAATGTCTTTATTTTTCCCTTATTTTCGTATATTAATAAATCTGAATTGTGGAATGTTCGTTTTTTTCTGAAATTTTTACAATTGAGAAATTGTCAGTCGTAGAGTCATCAGATACAACTCCTACTCTTCCGGATATGTCACCAAAATGACCACCAATTTTTACTTTTGTTCCAACTGGAATATTTTCATTTTTAGATGACCATGATATCCACTTTCTCTCTATTAACGTTTTATTATTTGCTATCTTAGTTTCTTTTAATTTATCCTTAATGTCATTTTTATCAAACATCATTGTTTTACCACCAAATGTTTTAGCTAATTGTTTACATTCTTTATCTACATATGCAAACAACTTTTTAATAGATTTATCCTCTAAATCTTTCGAATTTAGATAATAAATTTTATTTTTATATTTTATTTTAGTTGACTCCATTCTTAACCACCATTTCCTTATTATAATAAATATATAAGATTAAATTTTTTATCTTGTCACCTGCCGAAGCATCATTAAGCGTAGCTCCATCTGTTGCACCTTGCCATTTATTTGAATATTCTAAATATTGCTTATTATGTTCACCATATAGTTTTCTATCAAGCATTTTGCAATATTCAGTTTCACCAGAAACTGCACTCCAAGACAAACCAGTTATTATAACCAAAATCATTTAATTTATTTTGAATTTCCTACATTGTTGGCATTATGGATTAAGAACTTCTTTAATTATTAACCCATTATCTTTAATAAACTTCTCACACTCCTCTTTTATGCCTTCAAATAAATCAAAAATAGTATAAGTGTAGCCGATGCTCTCAAAATATGCAATTATATTTTTATTATCAAAAACTATACGCCAGGATATATCTTTATTGCTTTTGTTTGCAATAAAATTAATCTTACCATCTTTATAATTACCTTTTTTAATTGATGCAGAATATTGTGCTGTATCTTCTGCAGATAATGAAATAGTGAATGGTACTTTTGTTGGTACTTTTGCTTGAGCAAAAATAAATAATGGAAATAAAACAAAAATTGGAATAAATTTATTCATTTACTGTTACCGTTACACCCTTTCCAAGTAAAGTTGCTTTAGCTGCATCTGAAGCAGAAGTTCGTGCTGCATTGTTCCCAGCAATATTTATAACTTTATTTCCAGTCCATGTGACAACATTTGCTAAGTCGATTAACAAATTATCAACTTCTGTGCTGCTCAAACCATTACCTACAGTTGGTAAACTTAAAAAATACTGTTGATTATTTGCCCAAGTTCTACCAGCAGTATAATCTGCTACTGTGTTTGAACCAGTATTATAATAGTAAGTCAATCCAGCGGGTAAAGCACTAATTAAACCAGAAGTTGTGTTTGAACCAGTATTATAATAGTAAGTCAATCCAGCGGGTAAAGCACTAATTAAACCAGAAGTTGTGTTTAAACCAGAATTATAATAGTAAGTCAATCCATCGGGTAAAGCACTAATTAAACCAGAAGTTGTGTTTGAACCAGAATTAAGATAAGTAATCAATCCAGTTGGAAGACTGCTTATTGAACCTGAAGTTGTGTTTAAACCATAATTATAATAATAAGTTAATCCAGTTGGAAGACTGCTTATTAAACCTGAAGTTGTGTTTGAACCAGAATTATAATAATAAGTTAATCCAGTTGGAAGACTGCTTATTGAACCTGAAGTTGTGTTTGAACCAGAATTATAATAATAAGTTAATC